AGCCCAGGCAGCCGCCTCCTGATGGTCGGGAACGCGACCCGCAGCACCGGCTATTTCGCGGCCAGCCACATGAAGAACCGCGCGGAATACAAGACGGTCCACCTCCGCAGCGACGAAAGCCCGCTCGTCGATCCCGGCTATAGGGCCCAGCTTGTCCGCAAGTGGGGCGAAGGGTCGAACGTGGTGCGCGTGCGCGCCGACGGAGAGTTCCCGAAGCACGACGACGACGTGCTGATCGCCTTCGAGTGGTGCGAGAGCGCCATCAACCGCCCGCCATACCGCGGCGAGACCGGACAGACCCGCATCGCCATCGACCCCGCGCGCTTCGGCGACGACCGGACCGTGTTGGTCGTGCGGCAGGGCCGCAACATCGTCCACATCGAGATTCACGCCAAACAGGACACGATGCAGACGGTGGGCCAAGCCAAACACCTCCGCGAGAAATACAAGGCCGCCGGCATCTGGGTGGGCGTCGCCGGGTTCGCCGGCATAGCCGACCGCCTACGCGAGACCGGAGAGCATGTCGTGGAGGTCGTCGAGGGCGCCGCAGCCCCGCGGAAAAAGAAGGACGACGAGTTCCAGCCCTACCTCGTCAGGGACGCCATGTGGGTCGAGGGCCAGAAGTGGCTCAGAGACGAACAGCCGAGCTTCGCCCAGGTAGACCAGGACTTGGCCGACGACCTAGCCGGCGAGCTTTCCGCCGCGAAGTTCACCTTCGACAGCAGCGGGCGCCTCAAGATCGAGTCGAAGGACGACATGAAAAAGCGGCTCGGCAGATCGCCCGACATCGCCGACGCGGTACTCATCAGCCTAATGCCCGACCGGAGTCAACGACGCTATGCAACAGCAGGCGAACGCATGTTCACGCGAGATGGGTGACCAGATGACACCGCCCACGCTACCCGAAAAACCGTTGTTCCATGTCACCGAGGTTGTCTGGATTCTCTCGCCCTACCTCGGCCGGAGCTTCGCGGCGATAGAGCGACAGATCAACCGCAAGATCAACAGCGGCGAGATCAGGGCCCGGGTGTACCTGGGCCGAACGATGATCGCCCGCGACGAAGTAATCAGAATTATCGAGGGGGAACCCGTATGAAACTTCCGCGCCTATTCCGCCGAGCCCAGGCGTTCGCGGCACCGCCCCCGCAGGAGGGCAAAAAACCGACCACCACCCAGCTATTCGACGACACCGCCATCGAACAGATGGTGGAGACGCTGACCAGCGTGCCGGACCCGGACCGCGCCCTGGAGCAGGCCGGGCTCAGCCGCGCCGAGCTACGGCGCATGGAATACGACGACGAGATCGCCGCAGCCATGGAGACGCGCCTCAGCGCCGTCCAGGGAACGCCCTGGCGCCTCGAACCCGGCGAAGGGCAAGAGGTCGAGTTCATCTGGGAACAGCTCGAGCAGGTCATCGAGCCGCTGATCGAGGGCGCCTGGGAGGCGCTGCCCTACGGCTACAGCGTGATGGAAGCCGTCTATGCGAAGACCCCCGAAGGCCGCATCGGCATCGACCGTATCGAGGCCCGGCCGTTCGAGTGGTTCAAGCCGCACCCCGACGGAAGCCTCCGCTATTTCCCGGCGGACGGGGCCTCAGAGATCGCCGTCGATACCCGCTTCAAGTTCTTCCTGACGCGGCGCCAAGCGACCTACAGCAACCCCTATGGCAAGGCGATGCTCAGCCGCCTATTCGGCGCGTTCATTCTCCGGCAGGCAGGCTGGCGGTTCTGGCCGCAGTTCCTAGAGCGGTTCGGCGCCCCGCTACTGGTCGGGAAGACGGCCGGCGACACCGGAGCGATGGCCGACGCCCTATCCAAGGCCCTACAAAGCGCAGTCGTCGCGGTGGACGAGAACGACGACGTGACCCCGGTCGCCGCCCAGGGCGACGGATCAGCGTTCGAGCGTTTCGAATTGTCAGTGACGAAGCGGATTCAGAAGGTCATACTCGGCCAGACCCTTACCACCGATGTCGGCAACACCGGGAGCTATGCCGCCGCCCAGGTGCACGACGGCGTGAGGGCCGACAGAAAACACGCCGACATCAGGATGGTCGCCAGGACGGTTCAGACCTTTGTCGATGCGTTGACCGAACTGAACTGGCCAGGAGCGGAGCCGCCGACGTTCGTACTCGAAGACGCAACCGGGCTCCAGCCCGAACGCGCCGAGCGCGACTCCAAGTTGGTGCAGGCCGGCATCATCAAGCTGACCGACGACTACCTACTCCGAGCCTACGATTTCGAGGCGGGCGATTTTGAGATTCCCGAATCCCCAAATCCCCAACCGGGCGCTCAAGCGTCCGCCTCGACCCTATACGGCGCCCGCTTCGCAGCCGGCGACGACGAGCCCGGCCCTTTCACGCCGGAACAGCAGGCCGTCGAAGACCTAGCAGACGACGCCACCCGCCGGGCCCGGGCGCCCATACCCCCCAAGGCCATTGCCGCCGCCATACGGGCAGCCACGGGTCCTGAAGACCTAGCCGACCGCCTAGCGGAGGTCTACCAGGGCAACAGCCCCGAGGAGTTCAACGGGATTCTGGAGCGCGCCCTGTTCGCAGCCGACATGATGGGCTACGTCCACGGGATAGAAACCGACCCCGATGCCCTCTAAACCGTTCGCGCTCAAGGCCGTCACGTTCGAGAAGGCCGTCGAGGCCGCGCGCAAGCGCAAGGTCGAGCTTCCCGGCACCTACTACGGGAAGATGAAGGGCGTCGAACGGGCCCAGGCGTTCAGCGTCGCCCACATAGCGGCCCTCGACCAGCTACAGCAGACCCTCGACAGCCTCAACGACGCCCTCGACCAGGGGATGACGTTCGACGACTGGCGAAAGGAGGCGCTGAAGGCCCCCGATGTCCTCGCGCTGCCGAAGCACCGGCTCGACAACATCTTCCGCACCAACATCCAAGGCGCCTACGCCCGCGGCCGCTGCCAGCAGATCGAGGCGACGAAAGACACCCGGCCGATGCTCATGTACTCGGCCGTCAACGACAGCCGCACCCGGCCCCACCACGCAGCGATGGACGGCGCCACCGCACCCCAGGATCACGACATCTGGAAGACCTGGATGCCGCCGGCCGGCTACCGCTGCCGATGCACCGTCATCAGCGTGACCCAGGAGAAAGGCGAGCAACTACAGAAGCGCGACCAGGAACGCATGGAAAAAGACAAGCCCCACGCGAGCGCCCGATTCGAGGCCGTCATCAACGGGCCCGACGACGGGTGGGACTACACCCCCTGCGATGCGGACGACTGGACAGCCGGCGACAAGGCCCCGCTCTACGCCCAGCCCCTAGCCGCCCAGACCGCGCAGATCGACGAGGAGGCCGAGCGCCGACGCGACGCCCTAGATCCGGACCGCTGGACCCTTGTGGGCGCGCAGAAGGGGTCAAACCCGGGCGGCGTATATGAAGCCCCCGACGGCACCCGCTACTACGTCAAAGAATACGCCTATGGCGACCAAGCGCGGAGTGAATACGCGGCGAATGAAATCAACCGGCTGATCGGCATAGACACCCCGGAAAGCCTACTGCTACAAAAGGACGGCCGTTTGATAATCGCGAACAAATGGCGTGACGACCTCCGCGAGGCGACCCTCGACGAACTGCACAAGGCCAAACACAAGGTCGAACTCCGGCGGGCCTACCAAGCCGCGGCCCTCACGAAGAACTGGGACGTTGTGGGCATGGACATGGACAACCTTGTCCTCAACGGCAAGGGAAAGCTCACGATAGTCGACAGCGGTGGAAGTTTCAGATTTAGAGCGCAAGGCGGCGCAAAGGAATTCTGGGGAGGGCCGGTCGACGAACTCGAAACGCTACTCAACCCGAGCCTAAACCAGAGCGCCGCGAGGGTGTTCGGGAAGTACACCAAAGATGAGTTGCTGGTGGGGATGAAGAACAACCTCAGCGACATCACCAAAGACAAGCTGAAAACAATATTCAGAAACGCCGGTTTTGACCCAGCCGAGCGCGGAGAATTGGTGGAGGCAACGTGGCTTCGTGTTAAGTGGATGCGCGAGCTGGCCGACAGCACCAACGCCACCAAGCGATCCGCTCGCGGCATCTACAAAGGCAAGGTGGCCGCATTTAAGGAGGCCCAGAAAGTCACGCCTGCGCAGGCCCGCAAAGCGATAGAAGACCTGAACGGCAAATTGATAACTGACCAGCTAACTCGGAAAGCCTACGAAAAGAAAGCAGGAACAGTCTTCGAAAAGATCGAAGACGAATATCTGGCGAATATCCTCAACTACACCGATACGGGTTATGGGGACCTCAATGAGGCGTTGTACACAAACGCGATGACGCCGGAACTTGATGAAATGCGGAAGGCATTAAACGCCGCATTGGTGCGCGCGCCAAAACACACCGGGTCCGTCAGGCGCGGGATAACCCTGAACGAGGGCCTCAGAAAAAAATGGGCAGCGGCTGCCGTAGACGCCCAGAAAAACAACAAGCCGATTGAGTTTAATGCGTTTATGTCGACCTCGAAAACGAAGTCTTTCGACGGAAACGTGAAAATCAACATTGTCGGCAAAGGACACCAGGGGGCCGACATTGAGGCGGTCAGCTCATTTAGGAGGGAAGGCGAGGTGCTTTATGCGTCGGGCTCCAAGTTCAGGGTGGTTCGAGTCAAGTCACATTCTACCCACGGAACGCTAGAACTGTGGCTTGAAGAGGACGAAAAATTCCTCGCCGTCGCTCCCGAGGCCAAGTTAGCGATCAGTCATCAGGCTGACTAGCAGGCCCCTTCTCGCCCCACGGGTGGCTTCCGTAGTGCATTTTTTCGTCGTACGTGCCGTTGCGCCGAGCCTCTTCTTCGGCGGCGCGCGTTTGCTTTTCCAGTGCATCGCTGTACGCGCGCCATTCGGTTTTTGTCCAACCCGGCGGCGGCTTCGAGTAGTAGACAGGCATAAACAGGCCCTCCCTAATTTTTGCGTTATACTTTAGCTCCAAGGTAAGTTTAACACAAACGGAGGCACCAGAATGTGGGTCTATCTCAATAACGGTTTTTTTTCGATAGTCGACCACCGCGACCAGCCGGAAATGCTACTGGTGCGAGCCCGCGCCCAGGGCGACATCGCCCGAGTATTCGGCATCGAGGAACAGGAAACCCCGGGCGCTGACTATCGCTATCGGGCCGTCATACCGCGGAACGCCGTCGCCAATATCCTGGCGGCAGAGATCAAGCGGATCGACTACCCCAACTTCAAGGACAGCATCAACGACCTCAGTCGTTATCAGGTCTACACCGACGTATGGGCCGCGACCACCCGGCTACAACCGGAGGGCGGGCGCTACCATTGGCCGCACCACGCCCCGCGGACCGCCCTCGACGACGAGATGTTCGCGGAGACGATGGAATGAACGGCCTCGGGCGTCAAAAAAGCCGCGGCTCGTGACCTTTTAGCCGACGAAAAACCGACACTCCCGACAATAGCGACACCCCGGACCAACCCGACATTCTGTTGGGCTAGCGTCCGGGGTCATGGACAGCCTACACCCCGACCGCGCGTTCCAATTCCGCGCCGAAACCCCCTCAGTCGTTAATAGCGACGACGACGCCAAGCCGCGAAAGTTCAGCGGCGTCGCCTACAGCGGCAAGCCCCTGAAGCACGGGTATTGGGGGAACGTCGTCTTCGACCTCAGCGAGACGAAGGCAAACCCGAAGACCCCCGTCCTGGTGGACCACCAATCCGAGAAGCGCTGCGGGTTCTGCTCGCTGACGTTCGGCGGCGACATCACCATCGAGGACGGCACCCTACTGGACAACGACGAGGGCCGCGCGATCGCGGCCGAGAGCGACGCCGGGTTCCCCTGGCAGATGAGCGTCTACATCCAGCCAGGGCGCATCGAGCGCATCGAGCCCGGCGCCCAGGCAACCGTCAACGGGCACAGCGTAAGCGGGCCCGCCACCATCTTCCGCGACAACTTCATTCGCGAGGTCAGCTTCACCCCGACCGGGGTGGACTGGGAAACCACCGCCGAGGCCCTAAGCGCCGCCGCCGGCACAGCACAAACGACAACCGAGGAAACGACTATGACCCTTGAGGAACTTCAAGAGCAGGTTGCGTCGCTTCAGGCCAGCGTTCAGGCCGCAGAGCAGCGCGCCACCGAAGCCGAAGCCCGCGCCGAGACCGCCGAACAGGCGCTATCGGATCACAAGACCCAGACCCGCATGAGCGCGGTGAGGGAGCTTTTCAGCGCCATCGGCGAGGAGTACAGCGACGAAGCCGCCGCACCCTACCTCGCGATGGACGACACCGCATTCAGCGCCGTGTCGGACCGCATGAAGGGCCTCGCGCAACAGCCCGGCAGCAACGACAACGCCCAACTGTTCAGCGAACAGGCAACCGGCGGTCGTCAAGCGGACGGTGACAACGGCGAAGCCTTCGCTATCGACACCAACGAAATCTATGCCCGCATGAACGGCGCGGCCTAACCCGGAGGATTGATTCATGGCACTTACCGAAACCAATCGCACGGGCGAGTTCCTGGCCTCCGAGGCCAACGGCACCCGCAGCCGCGAAGTCGTCACGCTCCTGTCGGGCGAAAGCGTCAAGGCAGGCGAGGTGTTGGGCAAAGTCACCGCCTCGGGCAAGTACGTGGCCTTCAATCAAGACGCCGCGACCGGCGAGGAGGCAGCCGCCGCCATCGCCTATGAGGACGCAGACGCATCCGGTGGCGACATCAGCATCACGGTGGTTATCCGCGACGCCGAGGTCAACGCCGCCAAGCTGATCTGGCCGAGTGACATCACCGGACCGGAAACCACCACCGCGCTCGGGGAACTCGAGGCGCTCGGCATCATCGCGCGTTCGTAACGCCGCATAGAGTAGACAGGAGACAACCATGCTCGACGTTTTCACTCCTTCGGCGTTCAAGCTGAACACGCTTACCGCCGCCATCAACAAACTTCCGTATGCCCCCAGCCGCATCCAGCAGTTGGGTCTCTTCCAAAGCGCCGGCATCAATACCCTCGATGCCGTCGTTGAAGAGTACGAAGGCGTCCTGGCGCTGGTCGGCGCGAAGCCGCGCGGCGCCCCCGGAACCCCGGCGCTGGGCAGCACCCGCAAGGTGCACAGCTTCCGCGTCCCGCACCTGCCCGAGAACGCGACCGTTCGCGCAGACGAGGTGCAGGGTGTGCGCGCCTTCGGTAGCAGCAATCAAGCCGAGGCACTCCAGGCCCGCATTAACCAGCGGCTCGCGGAGATGCGTCGGAATATCGACTACACCATCGAGGCTCACCGCCTGAGCGCCATCAAGGGCGTGATGTACGACGCCAACGGCGGAACGACCGACCTGTTCACCACGCTGGGCGTCACGCAGCAATCAGTGAACATGGCGCTGGCAACCGCCACCACCAAGGTCCGCGCCAAGGTGGGCGAGGCGAAGCGCAAGATGGAAGACGCCCTCGGCGGGCTCAACTACAGCAGCTATCACGTCCTGTGCGGCGTGGCCTTCTGGGATGCCTTCATCGAACACGATTACGTCAAGGAATCGTGGCTGGCGACCGAGCAGGCCCAAGCCCTCCGCGGCGACCCGAACCTCCCGCTGACCTACGCGGACGGCACCTGGGAACGCTACCGCGGGACCGCCGCCGTCAAAGTGGCCGATGACGAGGCGTATATGATCCCGATGGGTGTGCCGGAGCTGTTCATCACCCGCTTCGGACCGGCCGACTACGCCGAGACCGTGAACACCATCGGCCTGCCCTACTACGCGAAGGGCGAGCCGCTGCCGTTCAACAAAGGCATGGAACTGGAAGCCCAGAGCAACCCGGTCAGCCTTTGCACCCGGCCGAACGCGGTCATCAAGCTGACCCGGATCTCGTAACGGGGTAGTCAGTTGGCCTACTGCATCCAGCAAGACCTGATCGACCGGTTCGGCGAGGACGAACTGCTCGACGCGACAGACCGAGACCGCGACGGGTCGGTCGATCAGGCAGTGCTGGATCAGGCCATAGCGGACGCGGACGCCGACATAGAGCGGCACCTCCGCGGACGCTACCTTCTTCCCGTGCAGGACGCAGGCGCGCTCGACGAACTCAAGCGCATCGCCTGCGACCTCACCCGTTTCTACCTCTGGGGCATACAGGCCCCGGAGCATGTCGCCGAGCGATACAAGGCCGCCCAGGCGACGCTCAAAGACTACGCGAAGGGAACGATCACCCTCGACGCAACGCCCGCGGAGACGGGCGCACAGCCCCCGAGAGGGGTGGCCGTCGTAGCACCCGCGCAAGTATTCACCGCCGATCAATTGCAGAAGTTAGATGTGTCATGAGCTTCGAGATCGAACTGAAGGACATCGGCGGTGCCAGTCAGTACCTCGATGGCCTGAAGGCCAAGCTGGCGAACCTAGCCCCGGTCTATAACGAGATCGGGACCGCGCTCGTCGAAGAGACGCGCACCGGCTTCGCGACCAGCACCGACCCCTACGGAACGCCCTGGCTGCCGCTCAAGATGCGCGCCGGGCAGCCCCTACGCGACACCGCTCGCCTGATGAACTCGATCACGCACGTCGCCGACAACGAAGGCGTCGAGGTCGGGACGAACGTGGCCTATGCGGCGACCCACCAGTTCGGCGCGACGATCACCCCGAAGGTGGCGCCGTGGCTTGTGTTCCAGGGCCCGAGCGGGACCGTATTCACGAAACAGGTCACGGTGCCCGCCCGGCCGTTCCTGCCGACGCCCGAGAAGGGCATCCCGGCATCGTGGGCCCAGACGATATTCGACGCGATCCGCGCCCGGTTGGGGGTGGCGAAATGATCCTAGACGTTGAGGACGCCATTGTCGCGCGGCTCGAAGCGCGCATCCCCGACGTCCGCATCTACCGGGCGACGGAGCTATCCGACATCAACGAGACCGCCCAGGTCACGCCGGCCGTCCATGTCGTCTATGGCGGATACGCCCCGACGAAGGAAGTGGGGCACGGCGCCATACAGGAGATCGAGACCCGATGGATGGCCGTTGTCGCCGTCAGGAGCGCGCGCCGAGGGGATACCCACGACAAGGCCGACGCGATCTTCGACAGCGTGATCGCCGCCCTGGCCGGGTGGAGGCCCGCAGACGGCAAGACCGCCCTCAAGCTGATGGCGGCCCCGCCGGCCGAACACCGACCCGGCTTCAGCTACTACCCGATCCAGTTCGCAACGAAGGAAACCGTGCGCGGCGACGCGAGCGGATAAGGGAGGCGAGATGAGCTTTTGGGGGAGATTGTTCGGAGCGCCCGAGATCGTCGATAAGACCGTGGATGCAGTAGTCGCGACCGGCGACGCGCTGTTCTACACCGAGGAGGAAAAAGCCGAGAGCAAACAGAAGGTGCTGGACTGGGCGCTCAAGTGGCACGAAGCCACCAGCGGGTCGCGCCTTGCCAGACGGTTTATCGGCGTGATGTTCACAGCGGTGTTCCTGGCGCTGGTGGTTATCACGGCCGTCCTTTACGGGTTTGGGGCTTTCTTCCAGGCGACGGACCCCGAGACCGGCGCGGTGATAACCCACGCCGCGACGAACGCCGGCACGGCCATCGCGACCCTGGTTGCCGACGCGCTGGTGATCCCCGTCGGGATCATAGTGACGTTCTACTTCGGCGGCCCGGCGATAGCGAACATCAAAAAGGGCAAGGACTAAGGGGGGCGTATGACAGCCGAGACGACGGAGCCGGGGGTGGGACGCCGGCACGACTGGCAGGACCGGCGCTTCTTAGAGCGCACGGTGCACGGCATCGACACGCGCCTGACCCGGGTGGAGGAAAGGCAGAAGGGCGACGAGGAGCGCCGAGACATGTTCGAGAGGGCGATGGAGGAGGTTCACCGTCAGATGTACTCGAAGATCGACGACGTTCACAGCTCGGTGGTGCATGGGCTGCATCAACTCGACACGCGATTCCAGGCGCATGTCGACCAGGAGGACGAAGACCGGAAGACGCTCATCAAAAACCAGCGCGACACGATCAAGAGCATGAGAGCCGTGGCCTGGACCGTAGGGCTCGCGATAGCAGGCTTCGTCGCCAACGTCGTCGCCCACAAGTGGGGGCTGTTGTGAGCATCGAGATCGAGATGATGAACGAGCTACTCGACAGGATCATCGCCCTGGAGGCGAAACAGGTCGAGATGGACACGCGCCTCAGGCGAGCCGAGTTCCGTGTCAGAACCGGAGCCTACGCGCAGATAGCGCCCGACCCGGCAGGCCCGACCAACGACCAGGGGGAGCGTCAATGAGCAAGCGGAACTGGGGTCTCCAGATGGCCATTGCGTTCGACCAGTTGTTCAACGCGCTGACCGGAGGGTGGGCCGACGAGACCCTCAGCGCGAGGGCATGGCGCAAAAGCCAGAAACCCGACAAGGCCCATTGGGTCTGGATACGGCGCGCGATAGACGCACTGTTCTTCTGGCAGAAGGGGCACTGCGAAGACGCCTACATGGCCGAGAAGGCCCGCGAGGGCATGCCGCCCGAGTACCGGGACATCGCCGACGAAATAGCCGAGCAGCATTGGAGGGACGCAGGCCGATGAAGTTCAAGCTGGGGGTTTCGATAAACGGCATCAGGCCGGAGTTGATCTTGGGGGTCATGGTGGTGGCGCGCGAGTTCGAGCGCCGCAACCTGGACGTGGTTATCACCAGCGGGACGGACGGGACGCACAGCCGCACGTCGCTCCACTACGCCGGGCAGGCGGTGGACTTCAGAACCCGCCACGCCACGCAACAGCAGATCGACGAGATCGTGACCGAGGTCAACGAGGCCATCGGCGAACACTTCGACTGCATCGCAGAGCAGACGCATATCCATCTCGAGTACCAGCCGACCAGGGGAATCGGGTGAGGGAAACAGGGGCGACAGGACGGGGCAAGTGATCTGGCAAGCGCATGACAGGGGGCAACGTGGCGGTCATTTTGGAGTTCCCGAACGGCAAGCAATACGCGGGCATCGGCTTCCGGGAGATCGCCCGCATGAAGGCGTTTCTGGCCGCCCAGCAGGCAGGCGAGAACGTCCGCAACGCAGACGGGTATTGGATTTCTTTTCACCCGCTAACCGAGCGCGAGGAGTACCGAGGCATCGTGGTGGAGACCTACGGATGAGAATCCCGATGTCTTTCCTCGATTGCGTGCGGCACAAGTCGCTCGACACGCTTTATTCGATGCTCCACTGCTTCGCGGCGTTGGAGCGCGACCTGGAGGAGGACAACAAAGCCCTAAAGCGGTATTTCGAGGAGGGCAAGGTCGTGATGATGAGGCAGTGCGACGCCTGCGGGGCGGACATTACCCGCGAAACGGTCTCGGCGATGCTTTCGATGGTAAAGCTCGCCATTTCGGAGCGAGAAAGGCTCAACAACAGCAACCTAATCGAGGATTAAGCGATGGACTATTCATATATCGGCGTGGGCCCGATCTACCTCCGCAAGATTGGCGGGACGGACGGCCTGAAGCCTATCGGCAACGTCAGCGAACTCAACTTCTCCGCGCAGGAAGAACAGAAGGAACTGATGGACTACACCAGCGCGGGCGGCGGTACGCGAAACGAGAAGCGTCGGATCAGCGGCGTCGAGGTCTCGATCACGATGCACGACCTCAGCCCCGACAACCTCGCTATCGCCATGTACGGCGACACCACCGCGGTCACCGCAGGATCGGTCGCCAGCGAGGAGATCACCGCCAAGCTGGACTCGCTGATCCGGTTGGCGCATGTGGCGCCGACGAGCGTCGTGGTGAAGAACCAAGCGGGTGATACGACCTACGTCGCCGGCACCGACTACGAAACCAAGCCGAGCGGCATCATCCCGCTGTCGACGGGCGCGATCACCGAAGACCAAGTGCTGGATGTCGCCTACAGCTACCCGGCCCAGGACGTTGTGCAGGCGTTGACCCAGGACGCCGGGGAATACGAACTGCTGTTCGACGGCATCAACGAGGCGCGCAGCGGTAAAGCCGCAGTGGTCAACGCGCACCGGGTTCGCTTTGGTGCGGCCCAGAACCTCGGCCTGATCGGCGACGACTACGCCGGCCTGGAACTGACCGGGAAGCTCCTGGCAGACGACACCCAGGCGGAAGGCATCAGCCGGTTCTTCACCAGCACGCTGGTCAAGTAAGGAATCGAGGCACCCGCCTCAACGATGGTTGCCCCAACAGCCTACGGGTGCCGTGGCCCACACCACGGCGGGGCAACCTCAAACGCGAGCCGTTGTGGGGCGGCAGATGTTTGAGGATATTGATATGGCACAGCCAACGACCGACAGCGAACTTCTGGGGCCGATGATTGCAGTACGCAGCCCCGCCACGATCAGCAACCCGGACGCGAACAACCTCATTTACTGGACGGACAGCTACCTGCTGGAGTTCAGCCGATGCCAGAGCGCCACGCGCCGCGAGACGACGCCGCACGACCTGCGGCGGATCAAGGAGTGTTTCTCGGCCCTGCGGTTGCGGACGCAACATTTCGCCGGCCTGCCCGAGCGCGACCGCCCGAAGTACCACCCCGAGGACATTCCGGTGAAGCCGGGCCCGCAACTCAACCGGGTTGAGAACGCCGACGTTCAGCACATTCTCGACACGCTGGTGGCGATCCGGGTTCAGTTGGGCTTTATGGACTCAGCCGAGCGCGCGACCGGACTGTCCTCGCACGACCTCGACCGCCTGATCGCGGAGTACGACAAGGCCGACAAGTACATCGAGGAAGTGATGACCCCACAGCCCGGGCACGATCTGCCGGACGCGGATCTTCAAGAGCCCACTCCTCAGGACGCGATTCGTTCGAATTACTGAGGTCCCGGCCGGAGTGACCTACGTCTATCGGGGTCGCTTCGGCCGTTTCATCAGGGTATGGGATAAATGGCGGACAACTTAGAACTCGCGCTCAAGATCAAGGCGCTCGTTGAGGGCCTGAAGAACGTCGAGAGCCTGACGAACGAGGTGGAGGCGCTGGGCAAGCAAGCCGGCGTCAAGCTACCCGATCCGACGGACGACCTCGACAAGGGCGCGAAAGATGCGGCGCAGTCGATGGAAGGGCTGCGCCGGTCCGTCTTGGCGTTGGGTGCCGCCATAGCCGGCGGCGCCCTGGCCAAGTCGTTCCTGAATACCGCGAAGAACGCCGAACGCTTCGCGATCCAGTTGGAGACCATCGAGGGGAGCGCGGAGGCCGCCCAGGCCAGCCTCGGCTGGATTCGAGAGTTCACGAAAGAAACCCCCTACTCGCTCGCCGAGGTCACGGCGGCGTTCACCAAGCTGAAAGCCTACGGCATCGACCCGACAGACGGCGCGCTCCGTTCGCTGGGTGACACCGCGAGCGCGATGGGCAAGCCGCTCGAACAGGCGGTCGAAGCCCTCGCCGACGCGATGACGGGCGAATACGAACGCCTCAAGGAATTCGGCATCAAGGCCCGGACCGAGGGCGACGTGGTTCGCTTCCACTACGTCAAAAACGGCGAGCAGATGGTCAAGGCCGCGCAGAACGCCAGCCAGGAGAGCATCAAGGCGACCCTGGAGGCGATCTGGAACGACCGTTATGGCGGCGGCATGGCCAAGTTCCAGAGCAGCTGGCAAGGGATGACCAGCAACCTCGGCGATATGTGGGCGCAGTTTCAGAATCAGGTGATGGACGCCGGGGTGTTCGACGCGATGAAGGACGCGCTCGAAGACCTACTCGAACAGGTGAACGAGGCCGCCCGGAGCGGCGAACTCAAGGAGTGGGCCGAGAGCGTCGCAGCGGCCGTCAAGGCGCTGATCGAGGGGATAGGATCGCTGACGAGCTTCCTCGCCGAGAACCGCGAAGTCATTGCCGAGTTGGTGAAGATCTACGGCGTCTATCGCGTCATGACCTCGCAGTTGGTGCGCTCGACGCTCGACTTCGGCAAGGCGCTGATGGGTATGGCGGCCAGCGCCAAGGCCGCCGAGGCAGCGACCGCCAAGCTCAACGCCACGCTGAAAGCCGCCGGGTGGGCCACCATCGCCGTCCAGGTATACAACCTCAGCAAGGCGACCATCGACCTCGCCAACGACTGGAACACCGCCGCAGAGCAGATGCGGCAGTCGCGCGAGGACACCGCCGCCCACCGAAAAGAGATGGCGGCCTTCTACGACGAGATCACGCAGCGGACCGGCGTGGTGGTGCAGAACATCGACGATCTGCGCCGGGCGAACCAGGAAGGGACGCTCGTTCTAGATAAGACCACCAAGCAGTGGGTCCTAGCCGCCGACGCGATAGAGAAGACCGCCGCCGCGAGCGAAAAGGCGGTCGCGCCCGCCAGCGCCCAGGCCGAGGCGCTGGATCGCAACGCAATAGCCGCCCGAGAACTGGCCGACAAGTTCACCGAGGCCGCCGCGGCCGCCGAGGAGGCCGACAGCAAGGTCCGCGAGCTTGTCGCCGGGATTGATCTGACCAGCGCCGATTCGGTCGCCCAGCTTGGGCAGGCGATGGGGATGCTCCACGTCGAGTCGAAAGGCACCGCCCAGGCAGTACGCGACCAGTTGATGCCCGCGATCCAGGGGCTCGACGCCGCGCAGCTACAGCAGTTCAGCGCAGCCCTCCAGTCGAGCTACCAGAGCGGCATGACCGGCGGCCAAGCCCTGGCGGACATGAACACGATGGTCCTACAGGCCAGCTTCGACGCGCTGGGGCTGTCGGCAGAGACGGCGCTGGGCCGGATAAGCCCCGCCGCCCAGGAGGCGATCACCAGCCTGCGGACGATACGCGAGACCCTGGAGACGGCCGCGGACGGCGGCGAGGCCAAGATGGAAGCCCTCGGGGATGCCGTAGCAGCGGCGCTCGACAGCGCGGACACCATAGCGTCTGTGGAGGCCCTGAAGGACGAGATCGAGGACATGGGCCGCACCGGGGAGTTGGCCGGCAAGGCGCTCAAACAGGCCATGCTCGGCGTGAAGCAGCGCATGGACACCCTAACCCCGGGTATCCAGTCGGTCGAGGAGGCGTATCGCCAGTTGGGCCTCGTCAGCCAAGCCGAGATGAAAAAGGTCGCCAAGGCCAGCCGGGAAGCCTACGAAGTCATCAAGAGCGCCAACGCGCCCATAGGCGACCAGAAGGCCGCATGGGTGGCATACGCCGAGGCAGCCATCGAGGCCAACGGCGGGGTCGCAACGTCGGCGCTGAAGACCGAAGCGAAGATCCTTGGTCTGACCGAGGAGTTGAACGACCTCACCGGCGCCCAGGAAAAAGCCTCAGGCGCGACCGAGAAGGCCGCCCGGTCACTCGACAAGCAAGGTGAGGCCGCGGACCGCACGTCGAAGAAGATCGACAAGGTGGCGAAAAGCACCGAGAAGGCCGCCAAGGCCGCGAAGGACGCCGAGAAAAACAAGCCCAACGAGCGCGCCGGCGGCGACCAGGGGCCGATGACGATCACCGACATGGATCAGGCGTATGGCGAGTATATGAAGTCGCGCAGCGGCCCCCGCTACGGGCGGCGCTGGTACGAAAACGCGATGCGCGACTGGAACAAGATGAACGCCGACGAGAAGTCGGCATGGCACCCGCGCAACGAACAGAACCGGACCTCGATCCTCGCCCAGGCCAAAGCCGGCCGCGAGCCCCAGCGCGAACAGCCCGCCATAGCGCCCGTGAAGACCGTTCGGATGGAGTTAAGCCTAGCGGGCAAGCAACACGCGTTCGACGTACCAGAGGGCCAGGAGAGCGCCGTGGAGGCCCTTATGCGTGACCTCGAAGCCGGAGCCTCGACCGCACAATGACCCCGATACTTCTCAGCGACGGCGTGACGACGATAGAGCTACCCGGCGACCTGTTCTGGTCCGACGAGTACGGGTGGGCCGGCGCCACGCAGTCGTTCACGCGCTCCGTAAGCGGTGCCCTAATCATTCAGTCGGCGGCAAAGCAGGCCGGACGACCGATCACCCTGGAACCGCCCCAGAACGGCGCCTGGATGACGCGAGCGGACCTTGCCCTCGCCCAGGCGTGGGCCGACACCCCGGACAAACAGATGACGCTGACCCTTCAGGGGGGCAACTACAGCGTCATGTTCAGGCAGGACGGCGGGCTTCCAGTCGAGGCGAAGCCGGTGATGTTCTTCGCCGACCCCCAGCCGGACCACTACGTCACCGCGACGTTTCGGTTCATAACGATCTGAGGAAACCCGAATGCCCATCCAAGAAGACAACATCGTATTCGTCGAGTCCCAGGTGATGGACGACGTGCCCGAGGGCGGCGGCGCGGCGACCGGCAACGTCATAATCGACGGGCAGATGAACAACGTGTTCGAGGACATCAGCGACCTCGACCGGGCCTATGGGCGGTTCAATCTGCGGAAGCTCTTTCTCGCGGTGCGCGCGGTGAATACCGACCTCTACGGCGGCGCCAAGTCGGTCATCACGCAGCTACCGGAAGACGAGGCCGTCGGCTACACCCTGTTCAGCACGGACGACCAGTTCGACACCCGGGCCAGCGCAGCCAACAAGGTCGAAGCCTACCTCTACAAGGGGCCGATGTGGCACGGCGCGCTGCACGAAAACCATATCACCGGGATGCGGGCGATCTCGGTTATCCAGAACGTCGACACGGCCTTGCCGCCCATCGGGAAAACCCTGTGCTTGGTTCAAGACGAGAACGAGCCCGGGGAGGTCGAGCAATACGTCCGGGTGACGGATGTCGAGGCGATAGAGACCGAGTTCGAAGACCAATACGGCACCTTCACCCGGTGGATCGTTCGCATGGACATAAGCGACGCCCTGCGATTCGACTTCAAGGGCCACACAGTCAACCGTTATAACTCCTACAACTACACCGACAAGACGCGCCTCCGCGACACCACCGTCGCAGACGCCACGCTCTACTTCGGCAGCCAGAAACTCGCCGAACCGGCCGCGATAGGCGACCTGACCGTGAAGGCGGCCTCGATGTACACCCAACTGGTGCCAAGCGCCCAGACCGAAACCCCGCTGACATCGCAGATGTTGGCGTCGGAGTTGGCGCCGATGGTGAGCGGCGCCCCAGGCACGATCACCTACACCGAAACCGGCTTCAATCCTCGCGATGTTTCGTTCGCGACGCGGACCGGGGTGCTGCCCGGGACGCTAGCGATCACATGGTCGGGCAACGTCATCACCGACGACGGCAAGGGGAGTCTCTACTATTCGGGAACCAAGTGCGGCACCATCGACTACGCCTCCGGGGAGTGCGTGACGGACAGCAACGCCCCAAGCGCCTTGACCACCTGGACGTTCTCGTATCGCCCCGCCGCAGCGTGCGCGCAGCAATCCCACCAGAAAGCATTTCAAGTCACCGTGGAGAACCGGCGCCTGAACTGGCTGACGACCCTCAGCCCGGTTCCGGCACCCGGGACGCTTTCAGTCGCGTTTATGGCCCAGGGGAACTGGTATCAGTTGGACGACGACGGCACCGGGCAGATCAAAGGGGAGGACGCGAGCAACGGCGCCGGGACGATCAGCTTCGTGACCGGCGACCTAGCCGTGACGCTGGGCGCCCTACCCGACGCCGGCAGCCAGATAATGATTACCTACGCGTCGACGGTGCATTACACGTCGCGCGGAGGCGACGTCGAGACCGACCCGCGCATCACGATGACCCAGACGGTCGGCGAGGCGGTGAACCCCGGCACGTTTGAGTTGAGTTGGTTGAGCGACGCCATCACCCGGAGCGTCACCGCAGGGAACGACGGGGTGTTCACGGGCGACGCCGAAGGGTGGGTCGACTACGCGACGGGCGATTTTACGATCACGTTCAACTCAGACCGGATCCCCGACCCGGGAACGCAGCTGGGTGTCGACTATGAACGCAACGGGGAACAGACCAAGGTGTTCAGCGGCGTGGCATCACCGGGCGGTCTGGCGACTGTCGATGTCGGCGAAGGGATACGGCAGGGCTCGGTGAAGGTCGAGTGGTCGACCGACTCTATCGTGAAATTCGACGCGAGCGACCGCCGCATCAGCTACTACGGCGGCAGCGCCCAGGTAGCGCACGCCGCCCGCCGGAACACCCAGGCCGGCGAGTCACGAGTGCGCCGCGACACGCACGAAGCGCACGACACCGGGAACGGTGCCCTTTCGGCCCTGCCGGGAAGTGTGGTCGACTACGTTCTGGGGCAGATAGTAGTGCCGGTGCTACCGGACGTGCCAGCGCGCAGCTGGGAGAGCAGCGGGGAGAGCAGCAGGTGGGTCGAGCACACCCTGGGCTCGGAGGTGTACCAGTTCAGCAGCGGCATTATCACAGTCACCTACACCCCGAGCGGCGCCCCGACCGAGGTCGTATCGACCACCCTCCCGCTACCCGATCTGAAGGTGCGGATTCTGCCGCGCCTCATCGACGAGTTTGTGGTGCCGGGCAGCGTCTATATGACCTGGAACGGGCAACACTACACCGACCGGAGCGGCACGATGTACCGCAGCATCGATGTCGACACTGGGGCCGGCGTGGAGGCCGGGACCATCGACTACCTGACGGGCGAGGTGACGCTGACCAACTACGTCACCGGGACGGGAAGCGTCGTGGTTCAGTCGGTGCTAACCCGTTTCGGCGATTGGCTGGCCGTCGACGGATATTTCAGGACGCAGATGGCGCCGATAAAGCCCGAGGCTCTTTCGGTTGTCGCGGTAGCGGCAGACGGAGAGCAGTTGAGCGGGATCGCCGACGCCGACGGGAACATCACGGGCGACTCGATAGCCGGCACGGTCGATTATGAGTTCGGCACCGCGCAGATTCAGTTCGGGAGCGACCCAGGCGGTGGCTGGGTGGAACGACAGGTCGACCCGGCGACGATTCGCTACTCGGCCGTGGCCTACAGCTACCTTCCGCTCGACGCGGGGATTCTCGGGATCGATCCGGTGCGCCTACCGGCCGACGGACGGGTGCCGATATTCCGCCCAGGCGGGCTCGTTATGGTCATGCACCGGCAGGACTACGCGGCCTCAGCCATAGCGAACGGCGGGACCATAGATGTCGGACGCACCCGCCTCGCGTGGGTCAGGGTCTTAGACGCCAACGGAGACGCTGTGAGCGGCGATCTTTACGAACTCGACCGAGTAAACGGCACCCTCACCTTCCCCGACGTTACGGGCATTGCACAGCCTATGACGGTGCGCCACACGGTCGGCGACCTCCGCATGATTACCGACGCCCAGATCAGCGGTCAGCTTTCGCTGTCGCGGGCGTTGACGCACGACTACCCGGCGAACGAGAGCATCGTGGCCGGGTGCCTGATCCACGGCGACCGGCGAGCCCGGGTAAGCGCGACCTGGGACCAGAGCAGTTGGAACGGAACGTGGGTCGACTACCTTGTGGGGAGCCCCGCCACCGGGACGCTTAACCTCATCGACTTCCCGATTGAGGTGACGAACGAGGGCTGCGACACCGACCGTTGGGTGTTGCGGTGGACCAGCAGCACGACCGCCGAACTTATCAGCGAAAAGCGCGGGCTGGTCTGGTCGGGAACCTACACCGCGGGCGGACAGGACATCGCGCCGATAAACCCCCGCACCCGCACCCAGCTGGAGAACGGGACGTTCGTCGGCGGCGAGCCATACATGGTGATCCCGGGCGCGGCGAACGGCGGCGGCTGGTCGACCGGCAACGTGGTCCGCATCAACACGATAGGCGCCATCGCCGATATGTGGCTGGCGCGAGCGATAAAGCAGAGCGAAGCCCCGCTCGACGACGGCACCGACTGCGTGGAGATGTACGCGCTCGGCAACATCGACCGACCCTGATTTGGAGACCAGAAGATGAACGTCAGCACCGCACATAACGACGCCGTGGTGGCCGCCTGTCGGATACCGGCGCTCAACGCCCGCCTCGCGCTACTCGCCAGCGCCGACGCGACCCGGTCGACCATCGCGTTCTTCGATAACGCCCAGCCGGCCGACGCGGACACCGCCGAGGGCGCGACGGCCATTGTCACGATAGAGCTGACGCAGGCCGCCGGGACCGTCGACGAAGGCAACTTCCAGATCCTTCTCGACACGCCCATCGAGGAACAGGTGAACGGCGCGGACCCGGTAGACGGTTCGGTTCCGACCTGGGCCCGCATCTACACCCCGGACGGGTCGAGTTGGGCTGATGTGACCGTCACTGTCGAGGGCGACGGGGGCGAGATACAACTGGTGCAGACCGGCGTCGACGGTGGCAGCAACCCGGAAGCCCGGTTGTTCAACGGCGCGTTCGCGCGCATCGCAAGCGCCAGCATCCAGGGTTAAACCATGTCCGAGTATTCAGACCTCGTTCTCGCGAAGAACCCAGTGGCCTATTGGCGCCTGGGGGAAGTGTCGCCGTCAACCGTTGCTCAGGATTCGAGCGGGAACGGTCATAACGGCACATATAGCGGAAGCCCGACACAGGAGGTCGACAGCCTGATCGTTGGGGATTCGGATTATGCGGTGACGTTCAACGGGGTCGACCAGTTGTTGGACACCACGTTTGAGGGGGTGACCGGGACAAACGCTGTCACCGTAGAGGCCTGGGTTATCGCTGACTCCCAGGCGACGGGGTCGGGGCAGACGATTTGTTTTTACGGCACGACATCCCCGGCAACAAATGGGGCGGGGTTTTACTTTGGGTTGTCGACAAAATCCGACGGCAGTGGGGCTGGTTATCTTCGCCTTGGCGTTACCGGAGCGGCGGCGGTTTATGACGGGGCGGACCTTCGCGATGGAATGATCCACCATGTGGCCGTGGTGGTGCCGGCGAACGCGACGGTTGCAGACGTCAAGATGTATATCGACGGCAAACCGGTTGCGCTGGGGTTGGTCAACGGCGCCCAGGCGATAAACATTGGCAACATCTACCCGGTTGGGATTAGCAGCAACAGCCAAGGCGCGGGAGCATGGCATGGCACCCTAGATGAAGTCGCCATGTACGACCGCGCCCTGGCGCCCTGGGAGATAAAAGAACACTACCTCGTTGGGGTCTACGCCGAGGGATACGCCCGGGTAATAGGCGCAAAGAACCCGGTGGCCTATTGGCGTTTGGGCGATGTAGCAGGATCGACCGCAGTCGATGCGACCCGGCGCGGGCACGACTTGACCTATCACAACACCCCGACGCTGGGCGTCGATTCGCTACTCCCGCAGGACAGCGACAATGCGGTGATGTTCAACGGGACGGATCAGTATGCGCAAAGCGCAAGCGCCGGCCCTTTTCTGTTGTCGGATTTGTCGTTTGAACTGTGGCTGAAGTTCGCAACGACGGGCGATCAAAGGCCGATTTATATCTACGGTGGCGCGGACGGGTTTGCTTTATTTGCAACGCAGCATGATAGCCCATTGCCACGGGCTGTTGTTTGGAAAAACGGAACCCCTGCGGCAGTTATCGGCGCGAACGCGATCAATGACAACGAATCGCATCATGTGGCAGTAACGCGGAGCGGAACGGTTGTCAGCCTTTACGTCGATGGGCAATTGCAAGGGACCGCAAACACTGTGAACGCTGACCCGCTGACAGGCAGCAACCCACTATTCATAGGCTGCGACGTTAGCTTATCGAATCACTATGAAGGCACCATCGACGAAGTAGCGGTCTTCGATTACGCCCTATCCGCCGCCGATGTCGCGTCCTTGTACGCGGCCGGGTCGGGCCGAGGCGGATTTCAGATCGGGGGATTCGCAGGGGAGTATTGAAGCGTGGTTTTCAACGCAAGGCGCAAATCAAGGGGTGATTTTTGGCGTTGGTGATTACGCTTCAGCAACGTGGTACGCCTATCTAGGTATAAACAGGCCAGGGCCCGATGGTCGTGTTTTTTGGCGCGTTCAGACTGCCAGCGGAAACACAGAAGTATATGCAGATCCTGATAGCGTCAATGATGGGGTAGCTCACCATGTTGTTGTCACCTCAGATGGTTCTGAAATAAAAATTTATGTTGACGGGGTGGAGAAATCGTTAGATGTGGTTGGGGTTAACAGCGGGCAGTTTTTTGATGATATAAGCAATGGTGATGCGATAGCTATTGGCGCGTTGCCGTATGATGGGACAAGCCACATTCTTCCATTCTATGGCGTTATCGACGAAGTCGCCGTCTACGACTACCCCCTAACCCCCCAGCAGATAGCGACCCACCACGCCTGGGGCGCGTTGCAGGGCTACAAACGAGCCGTCCGGGCATCGCTCCCGGTGGCGTATTGGCGGCTTGGTGACTCGGAGCCGGTCAGCGACCCCAACTTCCCGAGCGTTGTTTTTTTGGTTCCGGGGAACGGGGCAGTCAGCGGGGCGGTCTTCACGGACTATTCGCAGACCCCGCACAGCATCAGCAGGGTGGGGCAAGTCCACACAACAGATGCACAGTTCAAGTATTACGGGACGTCGATCTATTTCGACGGTTCTTCGGATTATTTGCGCGTACCGAACCATGCCGATTTCCGCATGGCGGACCAAGACTTCACCGCTGAGGCATGGGTGTATCCCACGGCTTATCCGACCGGGGGATCGTGGTCGACGATCTTTTCGGATTATTCAGACTCGCCGCAGAACGGATGGCGTCTTTTGATCGGGGAACACGGAACGCTCGGCTTGTCCAATTCGACGGGCGAGGGTCAGTTGTTTGAAAACGGCGTGCCGCTCAATGTTTGGACGCATGTGGCCGCGTCGGTACAGGGTGGCGTGTTGCGTTTATTCATAAACGGCGCCCAGGTTGGCGGTTTTCGAGACGACTGGCGATGCACTAACGGCTCAAATTCATATTTCTTCATCGGTACGACCAACGGGTCGACTTGGCATTTCAAGGGGTATATGCAGGACTTGCGAATAACGAAGGGAATCGGGCGGTATGGTGACGGTGGGTTCGCGGCGCCGTCGCCGTTATACGATGTTAATTCTGGGGGTCCTATAGGGGCGGCCGAAGCGGCAGACGAAACAGGCAATCACCCTGGCGCGTATGTCGGCGGCGTCACCTACCAGGAACCAACTTTGGTTCCGGCGAGCGACGACGACGCCATAACGCTGGACGGCTCTTCGGGGTATGTCGGCACGACATGGGATGGAGTGCTCGGGGTGGGGGCGTTGACGGTGGAGGCGTGGGTAAAAACGAACAACACGCTTCAAGCGCAACTGCCGATATTGGTGTGGGGCGGGGGCGGCATAGCACCCGGCGATGGCATATATTTTGCCCTCGCGGACGGAGGGCGGCCTAAGCTGGCGATATACGGTGCGGCGCGGAGTTCGCTGATTGATGTCAGGGACGGGCAGGCGCATCACATAGTCGCAACAATTCCGGCGAACGGCGCAGCATCAGATATAAAAGTGTTCATCGACGGCAGCGACCAAAGCGGAACGGTGGTGAATGCTGCGGTTGCGAAGAACACGACACAAGGGTATCCCGTGAGTTTGGGGTTAGACGTGGCGGCGGTTGGGGCCGGCGGGACGGAGAACCTTTATTTCCCCGGCGGCATAGACGAAGTTGCCATATATGACCGCGCCCTAACCGATGATGAAGTCCTTTCGCACTATCTAAGCGGAACCGTTCTAGTTGGTGTCATTTTTGATTTGTCGGGAACGGTAATGACCGCAGGCGGGGCAGCCGCCGACAAGGTACTACGGCATCACCTACGTCGCAACCGGGTGCCAGCCGATCACTCACGGCCCCTACACGGTCGAATGACCGGGCGAGGGGCAGCCCGTGGCATGTAGCGCCCCAGACCTTTCGATAACGGTCGTCCTGGCGACCGGATACACCCCGCCCGACCCACCAGGGCGGGTCTACCTCCCGAACTGCACCGACACCATCGGCGATCTGGTTGCGACCCAGGCCGCGCCGATACCGGCCGTCACGTTCACCGGAAGCGGCGAGGTGACAGAGCTTGGGGAGGGCGATTGCATACTCGATGCAACGCTACCCGCGCCGATACCCACAGCAACCCCCACGGGGGTCGTGGCGACCGTAACGCCCGCGGACATAGCCGGAGCGACCACCCCTGCCGTGATAACGCCCCAGGCGAGCGCACAAGCCGCCTGGAAGGCAACGACGACGATCACCGTCGACGCCCCGCCGCCGATAGCCCCGCCGGTCTTTACCGGCAGCGGCGACCCGGGCGAGCGGCCGATGTACTGGCGGCCGAGCCTCAACATCACGGTGACGCTGCCGAGCCCCTACACGCCGCCGGCCGTGCCGGGAACGGTCGTCATGTGCGTGTCGGACGACGCGGTTATCGGGTTCTTCGGCGCGACGCCCGACCTCCCCGCGATGCCGGTCTCGATGCAGGCCACCGAGCGGAGCAACGGCACCGCCGACACCCTGTTCGCAAAAGCGCCCTACGCCCCGCCACCGGCCCCGACCGCGACAGGCACCGGAAACGTATGGGCGAACATCAATCTCGCCGCAGACGCGCCCGTACCGAGCCTGCCGGCCGAATTCAAAGGGTTCGAGCGCGCCTATCTCGCCGACCTAGCCGTCACGACCGCCCCGGTGCTGACAGCGCCGACCGCGACCGCCAGCGCCGAGGCCATAGCGACCGCCACCGCGACCGTCCAGACGCAGCCGCCGACCTACACCGCCGAGTGGGCCGAGACGGTGACGCTCCAGCAGGACTTGGCGATGACCGACGACGTGGGCCCGTGCCTACCGGTGCAGCACCACCGCACAATGCGACCCACCGCCAACGGGCTCGGGGCGTGCGTCAACGAAGCGCTGCGGACCGCGACCCCGGCCGAGGTACTGTTCAACGCCGCGGACCCGATCATGGTGGCGCTAGAGCAGGGGTTCGCCGAGACGGTCAAGCTGCGCCGGCCGAACACGCTCGACCACCAGGAAGCCATCCGCACCGACAGCAGCGCCGCGGCCCGGTACACCGAGACGATCAGAACCCGGACCGAGATCACGCAGCCCCACCAGGAAGCCATCCGCTACCGCGCGATGACCGACATGCGGTGGACGGACACCGACAAGCGCCAGACGCCGCTCAAAGCCCCGAGCGCCATCGCCGCCCTGCCCGCGCAGCTTCGCTTAGGCGTGGTGACGAGCAATCACGGCCTCACCACCAAGACCGAGCTTCACGCCTGTCACCAGCAGGCCGCGCAACTCGAACCCGGGCGCTGGTGGCCGAAATATGAAACCCCGCCGCTCGACATCATTTTGCCGTGCAGCGGAACCTATACGCCGCGGGTGCTCGATTGCCTTGTCGTTCTCGGGTATACGCCGCAGCCGCAACCCTACTGTCCAGCCGGCGGCGACCCCGAGCCGGCGACAGTCGTTCCAGTTCAGGAGGTCTACGTCGTGATAAACACCTTTGCGCTCGCCCGGGCCAGCGACGGGTATCCACTAACCGCGACCGACTTCAGCATGTCGATTGACGCCGATAGTTGGGCGTGGCGCTGGCAGGCGCGCATCCCGGCGGACCAGCTGTCCATCGTGGCGCCGGAGGGCTACCAGAACCCACGCGAGGTCACGGCCGAGATCAACGGCATCCCGTTCCGGTTTGTGGTCGAGACCCTACGCCGTGAGCGGAGCTTTGGGGGCGGGTGGCTCACGATAGGGGGCCGGAGCCGCACCGCATGGCTTGCGGCGCCCTACGCGGCCGAGGAGGCGCGCAGCAACGCATCTCAGCTTACCGCCCAGCAGATGATGAACGAGGTACTCAAGATCAACGGTGTCAGCATCGGGTGGACTGTCGATTGGGGTATAGAGGACTGGCAACTCCCGGCGAACGCGTTCAGCCACACCGGGCCCTACATCGACGCGCTCAAGCGGATCGCGGAGGCCGGCGGCGGATACCTCCAGCCGCACGACACCGACCAGACGATCAAGGTGCTGCCCCGCTACCAGTACGGATGGTGGGACTGGGGTGCGCTGGCCGCGGAGTACGACCTCCCCGAGGACATCGTGAGCGTCGAGGGCATCGAGTGGAAGGACGCCGCCCCATACAACGCAGTCTATGTAGTGGGCGGATCGACCGGTGGCCGGAAGGACCGGATCATTCGCACGGGCGAGGCCGGCGACAACTACCACCCGACCATCGTCGACCCGCTGGCAACCGACACGGTGATGACCCGGCAGCGCGGCCTCGCGGCCCTGGGAGATACCGGGCGGCAGGCCCATGTCAGCATTAGGCTGCCGGTGCTGCCGGAGACCGGCATCATCCGACCGGGAACGCTGATCGACTACACCGCCCAGGGCACGAAGTACCGAGGGCTCGTCCGCGGCGCCCAGGTAACGACCGGGCACCCGGACATCTGGCAGACGGTGAGGATCGAAACCCATGAGTAACCCTTACAAGCGGCTCATTCAACTCATTCCAGGGAGTCAGATCGACACGGGCGAAGTCATCGCGACGGACGGAGACGGGGTGACGGTGGAGTTGGTAACGGGCGCCCAGGTGAAGGCGCGGGGGACGGCGACGATTGGGAGTCATGTATACATCAGGGACGGGGCCGTGATAGGCCCCGCCCCGAACCTCCCAGGCATCGACATCGGCGTCTAGGCCGAAGGCGACTCCAGGTAGTCGAACGACATCGAGACGAGATCGTTCTGGTTGCGGATGGCGGACCGGATACGGCGAAGCTCGTCAAGCGTGGTGCCGCGGGGAACCCAGACGTGGAAGTGCATCCCATCGGGCCCCGCGAGTTCTTCGTCGTACATGCACCCGGCGAGCCGGAGCCCGAACCGGGTGGTCATGTTGTCGTCGGGATCGAACGACACGCAGCGGAAGATCGCCGACATCAGTTGCTCCCGCGGCGGATACGGGCCATCTCGTTGTCGATGGCGCGAATCTCCTCGCCGTAGGCCCAGCCCGAGCCCAGGGAGGCGTTGTTGCCCATCTTGTCGAGTAGCTCGCGCTTCTTCCGTTCGAGGCGCTTGATTTCCATCCGCTGGTTGAAGGTCAGGTGGTTTTCAACGTCGCGCTGATAGGCGTCGTTCCGGCGCTCCAGGCGGGCCGACTCTTCGGCCTCGATCTTGCGGAGCATTTCGAGTTCGCCCGGACGCAGCGCGAAGGCCGACGGGGCAGCGACCGCGGCGGACAGCGCAACGGCGATGGCGATGTTGGTGAGGTTTCTCATGGTGGTCTCCTTTTAAGGGTTGGGGGTAGAGCCCGGGACGGAGCCCGGGCGGGTTGCATTCAGGCAAGGCGCTCGCCGTGTTTGTCGAGCATCGCCTGGGCGTATTTCGCGGTGCACTTTGTCGAGCAGAAGTCACCGTATGAGTCCCACTCGCCGGTCCAGCGACGGGCGACGACACGCTCACCGGAGCCCATCGGGTTCGGGCGGGTGACGTTTTCCATCAGCGGATACAGGACCGATCCGCAGCAAGCGCAACGCGGGCGGTCAGCGACAGCCGGCGGCGGGTTCTCGACCGGCACCCGGCCGACGCCCTTGAGGGTCACGTACTGCGTATCAGGGGCGACCGTAGGGGCAGGATCGGATTCGGGTGCAGGCGACGCCACAGCCGGCGTGGGAGCCGGTTCGCGTGGGTCGAAAGTGGGCGCGTAAACGTTGGGGGCGATCTCGCGGACTGGCGGGGTCTCGCCGGACTCGGCGAACGCCTCATCGAGCGACACGGCCTCGGACTCGTCGGGGGCAGGCCCGGCCGAGACGACCTTGGCCTTCTTAGATTTCTTGGGCTTGGGCTTCACGACCATGTGGAAGCCGGTGCGCTTGTTCGAGGCCCGGACGGAGGCCGCCGACACATCGAACCCAAGGTCAGCCGCGGCCTTCTTGGCGATCTCGTCGATGGTCAGCTCGGCGTAATCCACGGCGGCAAGCGGGAGGTAAATGTCGAGGTTTTGGCGTTGTTCGGTTGTCAGTTTCATGGGCATCTCCAGTTGGGGGTTTAGTAGGCAATCGAGCCGTCGTTGTTGATGCGGCGGACAGCGACGCACTGGTGGCCGGCGGCGGCAAGCTCGCGAGCGGCGACAGGCGACGCGGCCCGGACAGCGCGGTTCACCAGACCGACGCGGGGCACGAAGAACGTGACGCGCCAGGAATAGATCGGGGTGTTGCCAGCGGTCATCGGAGCCTCCTATTCAGCCTGCCGGCGCAAGAAGGCCGGACGCTCGAAGCCAAGGTCTTCGTCGATGGTGTGCGGCGCGTTACGCGGGCGGACGACACCAGAGAACGAGAACGTGACTCGCCAGAACAGGAAGGTGAAGGTGATGGTGGTCATTGCCGGGCTCCGGTTTAGAGGTAAACGATGGTGGCGGGGCGGTTGCCTTTGGCGAGGCGACCCGAGCGGACCGAGAAACCCGCTTCCCGAACGGCTTCAGAGAAGTCGTGGAAGCTGCCCAACCGCCGCCAGCCGGTTTCCTTCATGAGGGAGCGCAGCCAGGAGACAGACGTGCCCTCGACGATTTCTTCCTGGCCGCACACCGAGACGGCGCAAGGCTCGCCGAAGCGCGCGAGGAGGGAGAGAAGGTCGTCGGTGAATCGTTTGTCTTGGTCTGTCATTTACTTTGGCTCCGTTGGTGGGCTGGGGGGGACTTTACCCAGCCGGTAAAGTATTTCTATACCATCGGAGCGTGGACTGGAAGCCCCTCTCTTTACTTTTTCGCAAAGCTGAGAAGTGGAGCCCTTCAAGGTAAAGACCCCGCCGAAGCGGGGCCGGTTGGTTACAGGTAATTCACCTTTCCAGGCGGACCGAGCGCGAGGCCATCAGAACCCCAGGCCCCCGAAGACCTCGCCAACGGCTACGTCGTGGCCGATGTCAGACGCTATGGCGGACGCCGCCGCATCGGCGAGGCCCTTGGAGGGGAAGCGTTTCCGGTAACGCTTGTGCGCGAGCATAGCGGCCTGGGCTTCGGGTCTCACCTTGTAGTTCACGTTCGCGACCGACAGGGTGAAGTATGGTTTCTCATAGAGCTTCAATCGCATCTACTTTTCCTCGTTGTTAAAGAACGCCCCAGGCCGGAGCCCGGGCAGCCGCGGAAGCCCCGCGACTATTTACATTCTAGCAATCGGCATATCACAAATCGGGTCGTTGGGCCGAAAGTAGAGACTTATCCACAAGCTAAACCCCCGATATACAACGAAATTTATCTTTTTGCCGTGGGCCCTGGACACGATGTGGATGCGGCGAACGCGCGCGAAATAGCCAAAATGGCCATTCCAGGCGCGGCCCTGGCGGGGCGAAAAAAAATTCCGAAACGGAACGGGGCGACTCCGAAACGGAACGAGCGGGCGCTGACAGAAACCCCGAAAGCATTCCTTTTCGGCTTTCTGTCTGGTAGGGGCGGCGGACAACCGCCGTGACCGGATCGTGACGACACCCAGGCCGGCGCTGTCCGCTCAAGTCACGTCAGGTCACGATGGAGGCCGGAGAGCGGCCCGAAGTGCTTGAAAAACGAGGGGTTCAGGAGAGCCCGCTGGATTCACACGGCAGGGGTCGCTGGTTCGAACCCAGCCGCGCCCACCATAAAATCAACTACTTACCGCCCTCCCCGCCAGCGACCAGCCGGGCAACGTGACCAGATCGTGACGAACCGCCCTCCAGACGGGCGACCGCAGCCCGGACGTTTTCGGGTGCGAGGTGGGCGTATCGCTCGGTCATTCGGACTGTCGAGTGCCCCAGCAGATCGCGGACCTCAGGCAGCGGGACACCGGCCGAGACCAGCCACGCCGCACAGGTATGCCGGAGGTCGTGAACGGTGAAGTCCTCGATGCCGGCCATCGCGCAGGCCCGGGCGAAGGACCGCTTCACCGACGCGATGCGCATGCCCTTTCGGTTGCAGAACACCCAGCGCGCCTTCGGGCAGTGTTCAGCCTTCCACGACGCCCGGGACCGCAGCGCCGACAGCGCGACCGCGTTCAGCGGGACCGACCGACGCTTCCCCGGCTTGGTCATGTCGGGCTCCAGCCAGAGCAGCGCCCCAGGAAGATCGACACGCGACCACTCAAGCCACAGCAGTTCGCCCCGCCGGCAGCCCGTATGCAGCGCGAGGAGGACGAAATCAGCGAGATGAGGGGCACGGGCCAGGGTCCGCGCAGCGGCGACCAGGGCGGCAGCCTGAGCGCGCGTGAGCCAGCGCAGACGGCCCTCCGGTTCGCGCAGCCGGCGACCGACCGCGGGGTTGGGCACGGACCAGTCGAGTTCGGTGCGCGCGTAGTTGAGCGCGGCGGACAGCAGGCCGATCTCGCGGTTGATCGTGCCGGCCGAGGCGCCCTCGCCCAGGCGTTGGTCGATGTACTCACGGCCCGCCCAGGTAGGCCAGCATCAACTCGTCGTAGGACCGGGAGGGCTGCTCGCCCCACAGGGCGGCGTTGCGGGCGTCGAGACGCCAGCGGGCTAAGACTTGCTGCGCTTCGGTTTTGTCGGGAGTGCCAGTACTGCGGCGAGTTCGGCGGCCGCGTTCGTCGGTGAACGACGCCCACCAATACGGTGAATCGTCGCGCCGGTAGAGACCGTCGCGGTCGGTTTTGCGTCGCCCCATCGTTTACCCCCCGGCGAATAATCGCCGGAGGGGAGTTGGCCGTCAATCCACGCCTGGACGGCCGAGGCCGGGACCGTTACGCGGCGCCCCACCCGCACAGCCGGAAGCTCGCCACGGGCGATCATGCGGCGGACGGTGCGGACGGAGACGCCGCCCAGGCGTTCGGCCGTTTGGTCGAGCGACCAGAGCATCAGCGGGGAACGGAGGGGAACCCGTCAGCGCGCCGGTTGAAGTCGCGGCCGAGCAAGTGCCGGTTGGCCCTCCAGTACCGGAAGCGCAGCGTCCTCACGACGGACGCCAGCGACTCGCCGGCAGCGAGGCGCTCCAAGGCCCATTTGTGGTCACGGTCGACCTGGGCGATGTAGGTCGAGATCGGATCGTCAGACGGCAGAAACGGATTGAGCTCCGGTGGGCGTTTTCTATCCCACCTCATGACGGTATGTCCGTCAAAACGACGCCGAAGGCGACCGCCACCCAGGACACCAGCGACAGGTGCCAGAGTGACAGCCAATCGCCGTCGATAAGGGCGCCGGCCGAGCCGAACAGGGAGATCAGCAGCGACAGGCCGGTGAGGAACATCAGAAAGACGGGGTTGAGGGTCATGGAGCACCTCCTTCGTGGTGGAACAGGTCGGGCTGAAGGGCCCGGGTGGTAACGAAGCGCCGCACGATCTGCTCGATGCGTGGGCGCCAGCCGGGTGGATAAACGGCGAGGCAGTGCGAACCCCCGCCAGCGGTTTTGCGGCGCAGTTCATTTCGCGGGAGTTCGCCGTTCTCGGTTTCCCAGGCGACGCGGACCGCCGCCCCGATCTCCCACGCGGCGCCGTTGGACGGTTCAAGCCCGAGGTCGCGCATGACATCGATGACGGTGATCCAGGCCATCAGGAGGCCTCGTCGTCGGGTTTGGGCGCGGCTACCGCAGGAGGGACGGCGGTCGACGGCAGCAAGGTGGCGCGTGCCGACTTTGAGTGCCGTTCGATTTCGTGCAGGAGGCGGCCGTGGTGAAGGATTGTGTTGCGCTCTTGGTCGTCGCGCGGACGAACAGCGTTGAGCTTCTGACGCTGCCTTCGGCATAGCCGGCCCGTGCGCTTGATGACGCCGTGGGTCAAGGCGGTGACCGCCCGGGCGTCGGCAACGTAGAACGCCTCGCCGCGGATGCACTCAACGATGACGCCCTGCTCGCTAAGGCGAGCGCGCCACGCATCAGTGATCGTGCGGAAGCGCCGGTGATCGTCGGGCAGCGAAAGCCCGAGCAATTCGGCGATGTCGTCATATCGAAACTGGTCGCCCTCGTTGAGGGAGGGGAACGCGCCAAGCAACAAGTCCACATCGGGCTTTGTTGGCATGCCCTCCTGCCAGGGGTAGTGCTGTGAATCGCTCATGTTGGTCTCCAGAGTTGTTGTGGCCATAGGCCCCTTGCCTTGCCGTGCCCGGCCTTGCCGAACCGCGCCGAGCCGAGCCCAGCCCGGCCCGCCAAGCCCTGCCCAGCCGGTCCCTGCCTCGCCTCAGGAAAGAATCTCGGCGGTGAAGATTCCGTAAGGCCCAGGCGTTTTTCCGCCCGGGCGCCAGTCGCCGATGCCCTTGTACTGACCCGCGTAGTCGAGGATCAGCGACAGGGTGTCGGGGGTGATTTGGTTGTCCCAGACCAGGATCGTGCCTTCGGCAGTCCAGCCCGCCGGGAACTCGGGACGCACCCGGATATGCTTGGACTGGCCGACCTTTGCGCGCTTCACGTTAAGGGCGAACCCGCGGCCTTCGCAGGCCGTGCGATGGGTTTTGAAGTCGGTCTCATCCTTCAGTTTTTCGGTGTCAGGCCAAGACAGCTGGCCGCCGTTGATTTCGATGGGCCACAGGGTTTCGCCGCACCGCATTCCGCTTTGGGTTTGGCTTTTGAACGTCTTGCCGTTTTTACCGCCCGGCACAGGGACCATCACGCCGCCCTCCATAATCGAGCGCATGATGTTTTCGGCGGGGAGCCCGATGACGTTGCCGTCGTGGTACAGGCACCCGAGCCACCGCCACGCAGGCGTTCTATCGTCGCCGGCTTTGCCCGCGTTTTTGTTGGCGGGATCGACCCGCCAAGCGTCCATGAAGTCGGCCCATTCGATGTTGTCGCGGTGCATCAGTAATGGGGTTTTTCCAGTTAAGCGGATTTGGTATTCGCGCATTTCAGTTCTCCAGTTGGTTGATGAAGTGGTTGGCCATAGGCCCCTTGCCGTGCCAAGCCATGCCTAGCCGCGCCGCGCCTAGCCAAGCCATGCCTAGCCGGGCCTTTTGGTGGAATACCCACCGGGAACGACACCCGCAGGTGCCGAGCCCGCTGATTACTCAGCCCTTGCCGCGCCTCGCCAAGCCCCGCCAAGCCTTGCCAAGCCCTGCCACGCCGAGCCGTGCCCCACCTGAGCGGGCCACGCCTTTTGGTGGAATACCCACCGGGAACGACACCCGCAGGTGCCGAGCCCGCTGATTACTCAGCCCTTGCCTTGCCGAACCAAGCCATGCCATGCCGAGCCTAGCCGCGCCGCGCCGCACCGCGCCCGGCCTAGCCATGCCACGCGAAGCGATCACGCAGCCTTCCGGGCATACCGAAGGGTCTTGGTGATGTCGTTGCGGAGATCGGCCGCGACATCGACCGGCAGCCGGATATGGATGTCGCCCGTGGATTCGCCCGAGAGCATCAGGACGACAACCGGCCCGTCAGCCAGGGCCGACGCATTGTCAGGAACGAACGTGAGGGTCGCCGCGGCCGGCTCAGGCTCAGACGGAGGCGAGGACACCGCCGGCTCCGGTTGCGCCGCAGGAGGGGTCGCAGGAGGCGCCTCGGGGGCGTTTTGGCGAAGGCGCTCAGCCCGCGCGCGTTCCTCAGCCTCGCGTTGGCGCTGGCGTTCGATCTCGTCGGCGATACGCGACTTGATAGTGGCGATGAAATCGTCGAGCGGCTTGTCGACCAGACGATCCAAATCGGGGAACAGGTAGTGCGCCTCGCGGGAGATGTTCAGTTCGTCGTAGGCCCGGAGGTTCGCAGCGCGCAGGGAGACGACCTCGTTGAGCGCGAGCTTCGCGTCGGTGACGGCCTGATGGGCGGCATCGCGCAGGGTGGCGACGGTACGCTTGCCCTTCATAGCCGCAGCGACGGTAGACCGGAACTCAGCCGGCACCCCCGGCGCCCCGATACGGGTATCGCAGCCCTCGGCGAGCTTTGTGGCGTGAAGGCGAAGCTCATCGACCGCCTCGGCCACGATCTCGGCCCGAATGGCGTCCTTGCGGGACGCGACGAGCTTTTCGAGTTCGAGGCGCTTCTTCCGCATCAGCGCGGACAGCGCATCGGCGGCGTCGAACAGGGCGTTGATGTCGGCGGCCTGCTCCAGGGCCCGGGCCTTGGCGGCCTTTACCTCGCCTTCGCCTTCCTTCAGGAGTTTCACGTTGGCCTCGGCCTCGGCGAAGTCCTCATCGGTTTCGAGGGCGGTGTTGATCGCCTCGATGCGCGCGGTGATCGCGGACTGGTACGCGCCAAGGTTGGTATCGCGGACCGACCCGATGATGTCGAGCGTCAGGACCGGCAGCGCCGCGAGAACGGGAGCGGCAGCCGGCGGCGGCACCTCCTTGTGTTCGTAGTTCGCGACGTCCTCGCGGAACTGCGCCCAGGCAGCGACCAGACGGGCGCGCAGATCGGGGGCCGACTCGTACCAGCAGTTGACCATCTTTTCGCGGGTGCCATCGGACACCACGAACAGGCAGCGCCGGGCGCCGGTGACCAAAAGCTGTTGCTCGAGTTGTGGCGCGTGGCTATCGGGCACCCGGCCCGAGACCACCTCGGCCGCCAGCGACTCGTTCCAGAGCTTGTGTTCGAAGCACCAGTCAGCGGACAGCGTGAGCCCGTCGCAGGAGGCCGACAGCGGCAGCCCCTCGACGACCCGGGAGACGACCCCCGGGAACAGCGACTCGTTCATGCGCTCCTCGATGATCGGACGGGCGGCAGCCTCGGCGGCGTGGCCCTGATCGAACCGGCGCTGGGTCTCGGGATCGATCTCCTCGGAGGAACCCAGGGCATGAGCGCGGACCAGCGCCGCGCGGTCGGTGTACAGCGACACCCCCAGGACCGCCGGAGCGTCGGAGGCGTTGTATTGCGTCGCCCGGAATTCGTGCCATTCGGGCGAGCCCTGGACGAGGGAGTGGAAGACAGGGGGTTCCATGTTCATGGCGTGGCCTCCGTAGCGGCGTCGTACGCAGCGAAAAAGTCGTCGTTGTCGTCAGCCGCGGGAGCGGCGACGGGCTCGCGGATGCGGGCGATCTGCTCGTCGGACAGGGCGAACCGGGAAGACACCATCGCGACGATGCCGTCGGCGGTTTGCCGGCCGGACTCGATAAGGTCGCGCCACTTCGGCAGATCGGCCTCAAAGCGGTCAGGCGCCAGCGCAGGCAGCGCCTCAGGGGCAGCAGAAGGGGCCGACTCCGATCCGGGTGCAGAGGCGCCCCCAGACGGCGCGTCGAACCAGTCCACCGCGGTCGACATGCCGTCCTTGATCGAGGCGTAGATTTTCCGAAGCTGGACGACCTGGGCGGACCGGATAGCCTCGACCCGGCACTGGATACGCCCCTCGATCTGCTCCTTCGTCACGCCGATAGCGGCGAAGGCGTCGACCAGTTTCTTGATCGCCTCGGGCGTGGTGTTACCGGACGACGCCAGCGTCACCTCGCACTGGTGGACGGCGGCCTCCACGATGTCGCCGGGCAGGACCGACAGGATGCAGGCCCGGACCCGGCGCTGGGCCATATTGGCCGTCATCTCGTAGATGTCGCGCTCCGCGGTGATCGGATTCCCGCCCTTCTTGGTGTCGCGCCAATGGCGGGCCCGGAACGAGACCGGGCGGCGGGTGTTGGTTTCGAGGTCCCAGGCGTAGGCCAGGATGTCGGAGTAGGTCACGCCGTCGGGGTCTTTACCGCGGGACAGCTCGCGGAACCCGAACTCGACGTTGCCCCACGCCTGAGCGATGGCCTCGGCGAGGCGGATCGACGGCCCGGTGATCTCAGAACCGCCGCGGGAGTACGAATAGAGCGCGGTCTCGGCGAGCGACTCGCGGGTGCACATATTCAGGATGCGGTCGCCGGCCTCCTTCGGGTTACGCGGGAACTTCCGCGCGACGACCAGGGCAGCCTGCACCTCGGCGATGGCGCGGGACTCCTCGGACTGCGCGAGGGCCGTGCCGCCCTCGCTGGATTTCGCCAGGGCGAACGGGTTGTCGACGTTTTGGCTCATGGGGTGGCCTCCTTGTGGGGGAACGGGAAGCCGAAGACGTTGCGGTCATCGGCGGCAGGCGGATCGGGGATAAACGCGAGCGACCCGTCGGACAGGCGGTGGACCGTGCAGCCGGCACCCCGGGCGAACGCCTTGATGTCGGTGATGCGGACGCGTTTGTGGACGCGGATCGTGATGTAGTCGTCAGCGGGCATGTGAGCCTCCGGAAAAAAAGGCCCCGCCGGAGCGGGGCAAATACCCACCAAAGGTCAGGCGACGAGCTTCAGAGCGGCCTTCAGGGCGCGGGACTTGGTGGACGCCCCCTCCCCGAACCAGCCGTTGGAAAGCCGGCCGTTGTCGGACCGGTAGTTGCGGCCGTGGTCTTCGAGGTACGTCACGCCATTGAGCAGGCCCCAGGCGGTGCCGGCGGTAGACGCGAGGTTTTGCCCCACGCCTCCCTCGACGGCCTCCCACGCCTTCTTCATCTGGCGGGCCGACCAATCGTCCTGCTCGTCGAGCGGTTTGGCGGGATCGCCGAAGACCTCGATCAGCCAGTTGCGGGCCTCGAATTTGTCGACCTTGCGATCCGCCAGGGCCGTGACCAGATCGCCGAACTCGGCCCATGCCTTTTCCTTCAGGCCAAGCTGGACGCGCGCCTTTTCGGCGTCGAACTTCGTCGAGTGCGGGATGCGGAACGTCGGGGTGTTGCCCTGGGCGTCGGCCATGTGCAGCGTGTTCTGGCAGACCACCCGAACGGTGGTGAACTTGGCTGTGGTGGCCATCGAGCCGTCGAACGACGTGGCAAGCAGGAGGAACCCCTCGATGCGGTCCTGGCCCTTGACGACCAGATCGTCACCGACCCGGGCAAGCGCCCAGATGCGACGACCGTCATCAAGTGCCCCGGCGGTTTCCATCGACATGTCGCCGGCCGACAGGTACTCCTCGAAAAAGTCGAGGGCTTCGCGGGGCTGCACGATGCTGTAGCGGTCGGAGACGACGCCGAGCGGGAACTTGTTGTCGGACCGATAGACGACCTTGCGGTCGGCGATGGTTTCCATACCAAACGGGGTTTCGAACTGGACCGGCGCTTCGTGCGCTTCCCAGTCCAGACCGGCCTGTTGGGCCCAGACCTCAAGCGGCTGGCCTTCTTCGAGTTCCTGCCCGAGCCCGTGCCAGGGGCGACGGCCGATGTAGGCCATGTTTTCGCGGTTGTTGGTCATGTCGATCATGTGTGCCATTTGGTACTCCTGGTGGGGTTAAGCGCCGGGCCGTTATTAACCCGACAGCTAAACTCTAAGCCCTTCCAGCCCCCGGCGCAATAGCTCGCAGGTAAAGTCGGGAACAAAATTAACCCGGGCGATCAGTGCATCGACGGATCAGGGCCGACGCCCATATCGCCGATCCAGCGCCGGAAGTGCTGAAGCTCGCGACCGATAGCCGCGCCGTTGGGCTTGTGGAGCGAGAAGGACAGATCGCCCTTGTCGGTTTCATGCACGTCGACCAGGGCGGCATACGCGACCAGCGCGCCCGAGTAGAACGACGCGAGGGCGTTCATCTTCGGGTTCACGAACGCAGACCGCTCAAGCGTTTCGGTGTAGAACTCCTGGAACTTCCGCAGGAGGAACGAAAATTCGGGGTCATTCGGGTACATGGGAACCTCCCAGGACGGAGCGACGGAAAAAACGGACCAGGGCCGCCTCGGCGATATCGACCTCCGCGGAGAGCGCCATCCACTTCTTGCCGAAGGGATCGGGTTCCTCACGTTTCAGGCCGATGGTGTGCTGGGCGTCGCCGTAGCGGACCACCAAGTCGCGGAAGTCGGATTCCAGCTCGTCGATGGCGGGCGGCTCGGCGCCGCCGTTCAGGTAAGCCACCCGGCGAGCGGCATCCTCGCGGACGATGTGGTCGGAGTCGGTCTGGAACCGGCCCTCCGGGTCGTAGAACCCGACCGTCCACAGGCCGGGCTCAGAGCGCAGATAAATCCAGTTGGTCATACCCCACCCCCGGCAGACAGGATCACGCGTTCCAGGAAGGCGATGTCGGCGTCGAGAGATTCGAGGACATCGGCATCGGCATTGTCATGCACCCGGCCCTCGGCATCGGCGCAGCCCTCGAAGAACACGTCGCGCTCCTGCCGAAGCCACGCCAGAGACCGCCGAGCCGCAGCCAGCAGCGCCGGAGCCGCAGCGATCAACCGGGCGTTGGCAGCCGGGTTATCGCGATGCAGGGCCGCGCCCGAGATGCCGGCGACGACCGCGCCATCTTTGTCGAGGATCGTCCACCCGCCGTTGATGGTCGGTCGGGCCGACCAGGGTTCCAGGGTGTCGGGTTCGGGGAACAGGGCCGGCATCACGCACCCCCCGCGGCAGCGCGCCGGGTGTTTTTCTCGGCAAGGCCGGCAGCGACGGAGGACTTGAACTCGGCCGAGTACTCCTCCAGGGCGAGGACGCGCAGTTCCTCGACGCCATCATCGAGGGTTTTAGAGCCGGCCAGGACGGACGCCGCGGCGGCGCGAACGTCGCCCCAGCGCAAGATCGATGCCAGCGGCTTCGGGAGCTTCTGGACGAGCAACAGGGCCATGTCCAAGTCAGGTTTCAGCATTGGGGTCTCCTTGTCAGGTTCAGCGGCGCGGGAAACGTAGCGCCAAGCTAAACTCTAGACCCGAGCTTTACCTGCTGGCAATAGCGATCAGGTAATTAATCGACTTGGTTTAACCCCGGAAACCGGAGCGCCCTCACCCAGGGTCGACGAAGGTTTGACAGATTTTCAGCAGTCGAATCTGGTCGGTTTCGTCCAGCAGCCGAAAGCAGGTGAGCAGTTCCAGTTCGGATTTTTCGTTCGACGATAAGTCCGCATCGACGGTGATCCCGTACCGCAGGAGATCGCGCCGGAGCGCCGCCCGCCAGTCCTCCCTGGAGATCGCAAGCCAGTCGACAACATGCACCTTGTCGAGCCACCCGCTGGGTCGCTTAACCCGTTGTTCGATATAGCGCGCCAGCCGTTTTTCGATGACCTTCGACGGCGACTTTCCGATCAGCTGCGATAGCTGAGATTGCGACCTGTCGAGGCGATTAGAAAGGCCCGAGACCCCCCCCCAGGCTGTCGGCCAGTGCACGCGTGTTCCACAGACGGATTTCCTCCGCCGGCATGATGTCTTTGTCCATATCCCCTATCCCCAGGAGTGGCGAATTCGCCTCCTAAATTATCGCTCAAAGTTTAGCTGAGAGGTAGTGCGACAGAATGCTAGCCCGCAGGTAAAGCTCGGGGCTAAACTACAGGATAGAGTTTAGCCAGGAGATGAACATGGATCTGCGTGAATACTATCTCGGCCTCACCGCCGAGGAGCGCGAAGCCTACGCGAAGCGGGCCGGGACGACGGTGGCCTACATGCCCCAGATCATCAACGTCCGGCCCTTCAAGACGCCGAAACCGCGCCTGATGAGGGCCCTCGCGACGGCCAGCGAGGGAGCGGTCAGCCTAGACGAAGTGCTCAGGCATTTCTACGGCACCGACGAGGACGACGAGGTGAGGGTGCGCGAGCCGAACCGGAGAGCGACGCCCCAGGCGACAGCGGGGTGAGCGCGATGAGCGACAAGGGACGCTTGAGGTTGGTTATGGGCGACCTACCGGAACCGCCCTATCCGCCCGAGACAAAGGCCAACGGCTACAAAGTCGAGTTTGACATACGGCGGATCAAGGCATCGAAGACGTGGCTACTGGCGCGCGAGGAGGTGAGGAACGTCCTTTTGCGCCTGTGGCTTGAGACCTGGGAGCTGGTTCCGTGCGGGAGCCTGGAGGACGACGACGACATGATCGCGGCCCTCACCGGGGTCAGCCGGGAGTGGCTACACGGTCACCGAGAGCAGTTGATGCGGGGTTGGCAGATGCACAGCGACGGCCGGCTCTACCACCCGTTCATCACCGGGATGGTGCTCGAAATGCTGCGCCGCAGACGGGGCGCGACCGAGCGAATGGCGAAGTCCAGGGAGCGGGCGAAGTCACGCGATGTTACGCGTAACACGCCGAAACCTGACGCAACGTACGCGCAGGAACAGGAACAGGAACAGGAACAGGATATATCTACAGACCTCCCTAACGGGAGGTTGGTAACGCAGCAAGCTGCGTCACCCCCCCCTGCCCGGCAAAACGCGAACCAAACGCCTAAGCCGAACACCGACGAAATCGCCCAGGTTCTCGCCCACCTCAACGCGAAGACCGGAAGCCAGTTCCAGACCCGGAACAACACCGGGAAGCTCACCGCCAACGCCAAGCTCGTCCAGGCGCGCATTGCCGAACACGGGCAGCAAGCCCTCATCGCCGTGATCGACGCGAAGACCAAAGCGTGGATCAACGACCCAAAGATGCGCGACTACCTGCGCCCCGAAACCCTGTTCGGCGCTCGCAAGTGCGAGCAGTACGTCGGACAGCTCACCGCCCAGGCGCGAAGCCCCCTCGACGGGTGGGCCGAGCGCATGCAGGGCACCCACACCACGATCAACGGAGAGTTCAGCCATGACCCCGAATGACATTCACGCCTTCAAGCGGACGCTGGAGGGCCTGTTCCAGGTCTACGAGATACCCGCGACCGAGGACATCGCCACCGCGTGGTGGGCGGTAATGCAGCCGCTGACCATCGAGCAGTTCCAGAAGGCCGTCAGCCAGTACATCGCCACCGGGACCAACCGCCCCAGGCCGGCGCACATACTCGAGTTGGCCGGCGCGACGCTCAAGGCCCCGGACGTCGACACGTTCCTCGCCAAGTGCCACACCGTAACCGACGAGCCGATCTGGCTACTCGCCCGGGCCTGGATGGTCTACTACCACGACCAGCCGTATCCCGTGCGGAAGGAACGCGCCCAGGCGTTCCTCGCCGAGTGGGACAAACACCTCAAGCGCGCCCAGGAGGGACCGTTCGACCGGCAGGAAGAACACATCCTCCGCAAGTACCTCCCGCACTCGAAGCGCCCGCTCCCGGTACTGCTGCCGCACGAACGTGACGAGAACGGCGGCCGGAAGGCCCTCCCCGACGAGAAGACGGAGGGCGAACTCATCGCCGAGGCGGTGAAAACAGGGGCAGTGCAATGGATTCGCTGACCCGCGATGAACACGCAAAGCTGACAGCAGTCATCCGCACGATGTTTGCCGAGGCCGGCCGCGACGAGACCGAGGCCCGGTGGTTCATGGACGACCTCTGCGCCCCGCTACACCCCCGCTGGGAAAGCGCCCGGCATCTCGGGACCGTCGCCAACGACAAGCCCAGGATCGAGTTCGCCTATGCCGGCCGGATACTCGACAGCGCCCGGCGCTACCTCAGCCTCAGCCACAGCGACCGCGAACTGCTCAGGGCCGGAGTCGAAGACGGGGTGCGCTGGCGCGGCGAGCCGATACCCGTCTTCCTCGATGTCGTCAACGAGACATTGCAGATGCGCGAGATGGGTTTTTCGAAGTACCAGAACCACGTTCGCGGGTTGCTCGAAAACGCTGGCGTGGTAGTTTAGCGGCGCGATAAGCTAACGCCTGCGACATTACCCCGATGGTCAGCGGGGGTAATGCAACGCAGCCCAAAGACAACAACCCAGCAGGAGACAACATGGGACTCGCAGTGACCTTCCCCTACGCGACGATTCAGCACCTCAACATCCGCCGCACCGGAGGAACCGACGACGCCATCGTGGCCATCGACGTCAAGGTGCAGGGCGAAGTGCCCGCCCGGGAGATAGCCCTCGCCGCCGGCATGCTGCCGGACGAATTCGTCGAGTCCCTGTGGCGGCCGTCGGACGACGAGCGCGAGTTCGAGACCAAGCTGATCGGCGTGACCAAGATCGAGACCTGGGCGGCGTTCGAGCATCACAAGGTCCGCTTCGGACACGCCCGGCAGGTGTACGGGAAAGTCGCCAAGTTGAGCTTCACGCCGAAGGGCGGACAGGTGCCCACCGCGGAGACAATCCTGACGATCTCGGTCGACGAGCCGGCCGAGGCCCTGGTGAACGCCCTGGTCGAGAACATCAAGGGCGAGATGCGGGTCGAGATAGAGCCACCCCCGGAGCTAGACCTGTGAACCCGGCCGAAACACCCCCGCAGGCCGGCTGTGCGGCCCGTAGCGACGAGATCGCCGAAAAGACGGGCCAGCATAGCGGGACGCCTCAGAGGGCCGCTCAGAGCGCCTACGACGAAAACAGCATCCGCATCCTCGACGTAGCGGCCCAGCGGGAACGGTTCGGGTTCGCCGCCGCCCAGGCCCTCGCGCAGGACTACCCGAGCGTCCCCGCCGAGTTCATCGAGCGGATTCTGACCGCGGCCCAGATGGCCGGCGAGGACCGCGAAAGGGTGATCGCCCGGTACCTCGACCGCGACAAGTCAGTGCAGGTCAGCGACGAGTTCGCCGCGATCTACCGCGAGCTGATGAACGACCACCGCCGGAAGACAGGCGCGATCCGATGACCCGAGTTTTGCAGGCGCCCAGCGGCCCGGTGGCGCCATACAGGGGCGAGCACCGGCACTGCGACCATGCCCCCCGGGGAATAACCGGCCGCAGCCCGGGCGACGAGCGCTGCCCGCGAGGTCACTCCCGCCGCCGTGACCGGGCCGACTCGCCGCCGTAAGCGGCCACCACCCCCAACCGCAACCCAGGAGACCCACGCAATGACCGACTCACCCACAGCCAACACCGTTGTCCTACTCGGCGAGGTCAGCAGCGACCCCGAAAGCCGGCAGACCGGCACCGGACGCCGCGTCGCCAACTTCCGCGTGAAGACCGAGCGCGAATGGACCGACCGATCAACCGGGGAGATCACCAAGCGCAGCCAGTACCACCGCATCGTCGCCTGGGGCCGCCGCGCCGAGTTCGCCGAGGAACTCACCCGAGGCCAGCGGGTACTAGTCACCGGCGAGCTACAGACCCGGAAATGGCAGGACCGCGACGGACAGGACCGCTGGGTCACCGAGGTAAACGCCGAGGAGATTCACGACGGCACCGAAATCGCCAGCGTGACGGTCCAGGTCGACCAGCAGGCCGGCCGAGCCGCGCCCTCTACCCCACCGCCCCGCCGGGCCCAGGCCGCGCCCCAGGCAGCCGCACAGGGCGACGCCTTCAACGACGACATTCCGTTCTGACCACCCGACGCCATGCTGAAAGAACTCGACCACGTTATCGTCACAGTGCACGGGACGCCCGTCCCGAAAGGCCGAGCGCGCGCCCGGATCGCCAAAGGGCGAAACGGAAAGCAGTTCATAAGCCACTACACCCCGAAGAAAACCGCCGAGTGGGAAAACCGGGCCAAGATGGTCGCCAAGCTCGAGATGGGGCCCCGGAAGCCGATCACCCGCCCCGTCGCCCTGCACCTCAGCGTCTACATAGCGCCCCCGGGCGGCTGGCCAGAGTGGAAAAAGGAGGCCGCCATCGCCGGCGACATACGCCCGACCAGCAAGCCCGACCTCGACAACGTGGAAAAGGCCGTGAAGGACGCGCTCAACGGGATCGTCTACGTCGACGACTCCCAGGTGGTGCAGACGACCCAGGCCAAACACTACGCCCTCGCCCCCGGTATCGCCGTCAAAATCGTGCCGCTCCCCGAGGCCCCCGCCCAGGTAGCCAACCGCCGAGAGTTCGAAAATGCTATGGCGAAAAGTTGACGGCTATCACGCAACGAGCGATTGCGGCAACTACCGGATCAGCCGGTCAAAACACGGCGACCGCTGGATATACCAAGCCTGGGGCCCCCGCGGCCCGGACCGCCACCCCAACCTCCTCGGCACCTACAGCGACCGCCAGCAGGCCATGGACGCCTGCACCAAACACGCCGACCCCGCCCGAAAAATAATCCCAAGGGTAAAGTCAAAGCGTTGACGGTAGCGCCCCGGTAAACCATTATTCCGCCGATGGGGATCAATACGGGGAACCACCGGCAATGCCAGCGCCCGAGAACGCCGACGACAGCCAAGACACCAACGCCTTCCGCACCCGCATAATCGGGGAAGGCACCGAGAACCCGGAACAGCTACTTGCCAACCCGCTCAACTACCGCCGGCACCCCGCCGCGCAGTTGAACGCGCTCGAAGGCTCGCTCGACGAGATCGGGTGGATACAGCGGGTGATAGTCAACGAGCGCACCGGGCACCTGATCGACGGCCACGCCCGGGTCGAACTGGCCCTCCGGCGCGACGAGCAAGCCATCCCCGTCCTCTACGTCGACCTCGACGAGCGCGAGGAACGCATCGCCCTGGCGACCCTCGACCCGATCACCGGCCTCGCCTACCACGACGAGGAACAGCTCGCCGACCTGCTCGAAGGGCTCACCGCCGAGAACGAGGCCCTCGCCGACTTCCTCACCGACCTCAACCCCGAGACCGAGGCCGCCCAGGCAGACGCCGCCCAGGTGCGCGAGAGTCTGACCGAGCAGTTCATCATCCCGCCGTTCACGGTACTCGACGCCCGGCAGGGCTACTGGCAGGACCGCAAGCGGCTGTGGATTTCGCTGGGCATCCGCTCAGAAAAGGGCCGCGGCCAGGACGGAGACAAGGCCGAGAAAGGCGGCCTGACCTTCAGCGTCAGCGCCCAGCCCGGGCACGTCCACGACCGCAAGCGCGAGATCGAAGCCCGCGACGGGAAGACCTACACCTGGGGCGAGTTCGCCGAAGCCTACCCCGAGGAGATCACGATGGCCGGCGACAGCATCTTCGACCCGGTGTTGTGCGAGATCGCCTATCGGTGGTTCTGCCCGCCAAAGGGGAAGATTCTCGACCCGTTCGCAGGCGGCAGCGTCCGCGGCGTCGTCGCAGCGACCCTGGGCTACAGCTACACCGGCATCGACCTCCGCGCCGAACAGATCGAAGCCAACAACGACAACTGGAACGAGATCAACGGCACCGACCCCGACGATAAGGGGGTCGAGTATGTCGCTTAACACCGGCCGCTACTGCGCAGGCGACATCGCCAAGTTCGCGAAACGCCTGTTCGACATCGCCAATCACAAGCCCCTACAGCAACTCATCCCGCCAGTACCGGAGAACGCCGCACCGCTACTCGCGGAGCTTTACCGGGGAGACCCCCCAGACGCCTACACCGCCCCCGTGAGGGTGCAACGCGACGGGATAGACCGGAACCAAGCCTGGGTGGCCTTCAGCGGCGGGAAGGACAGCACAGCGGTCGCGATCAAGCTCAAGGATCAGGGCCACCGAGTCACGCTGTTCAACGTTGTGGGGATGAATCCCGCATACCCCGAGGAACTAAAAGCCGCCAAGGCCACCGCCGCCCGGCTCGGGTGCCGCCTCAAGATCATGGAGGCCGCCATCACCCAGGCCCAGGAGTACGTCGAGAACCCGGCGAAGAACCAAGTCATCCTCGGGCTGATGATCGACGCGGGCCTCAAGGCCCCGGCGGCCGGCACCTACGCGATGGGGATCATGACGACCGAGGAGGCCGCCGACGTTGCGTTCGAGTGGGGATATAGCGACGCCATCGAGATGCAGCGCGCAGCCAAAGCCGCGTATGAGGACATGGCCCCTGGCATAGAGGTCAAGACCGAACTCCTCGCCAACGAGCGCGACAGCTACCAGACCATCGTCGAGCGCGACGAAGGGCTGCTCCAGACGATTCAGAGTTGCATGACGCCCGTGCGCTACCGCCGGATGCACCACCAGCGCAACCGGGACCGCTACGGCGCGAGCATCATGGAGAACCGCTGCGGCAGTTGCTACAAGTGCGCCCAGGAAATCCTGATCCTCCAGGGCCTCGGCGCCCTACCCCCGCACCCGAAGCTCAAAAACCACGCCATCGACGTTCTCGTCCGAAACGCCACCAAGCTGATCGGCCCCCACGCCGAGCGCATGACAACCGGCGAGGTCGTCACCTACTTCACGGAGGGACGATGACCCCAGAGGCACCCAACTGGATCGCCGGCGACAGCCGCAACGTCGACACGCTGATCCCCGAGGACGAACAGGTCGACATGATCTTCAGCTGTCCGCCCTACGCGGACCTCGAGGTCTACAGCGACGACCCGGCCGACATCAGCAACATGGGCTATGACGAGTTCCTCGCCGTCTACCGGGAGATCATCGCCAAGTCCTGCCAGCGCCTACGGGACAACCGGTTCGCCGTGTTCGTTGTGGGCGACGTGCGCGACAAGGGCGGGTTCTACCGCAACTTCGTGGCCGACACGATCCAAGCGTTCGAGGACGCCGGCCTCAGGTTCTACAACGAGGCGATCCTCGTCACCCCGACCGGCAGCCTAGCGATGCGCGCCGGCAAGATGTTCCGCACCGCCCGCAAGCTGGGCAAGGGACACCAGAACGTCCTCGTGTTCGCCAAGGGCAAGCCCGAGGCCCAGGGCATAGACAACCTCGCCGAGTTTATGTCGGGGTGGTTCGAAGACCACCGCCAGTTGCTCGTATCGCACGAAAAGGTGCTGGTGTTCGCCAAGGGCGACCCGAAGGCCGCCAGCGAGGAACTCGGGGTCGCGGTAGTCGACGACCCGGAAGCGTTCGAGGGGGTCGCATGAGCTACACCAGTTTCCTCGCAAAGAACGGGCCCAGCCTTATCCACGGCCAGGGCTGCCTAGCCCGGTTCGACATACAGCAGGGCGAGATAATCGGCGCCTTCAACGGCAAGTGGCTGGTGCTGGCGATGGGGGAGAGGGAGCCCAAGTATCCCCGCGGGCTCGACGGGCGGTATTGCATCGACGTCCACCGGTTCAGGCAGGACGGCAAAGAGTACTGCGTCGTGCTTAACCCGATCATCCACGGCAAGACGCCCATCGACCGGATAAACCATTCCGACGAGCCGAACTGCACAGTGCACGGGCTCGCCGTTGTTGCGGCCGAGGACATACCCCGCGGCGACGAGTTGAGCATCGACTATCGGACGCTCGACTGCACCCCGCTGATGTTCACGCCGGACTACGGCGAGGAGTAACAGCGATGGCAAGGTCGAAAACCGGAGCGGCCCGAATAAGCAAGGCGGAAGCGATGAAGCGCGCCGTCCAGCTACGCCGCACCGGCATGACCCAACGCCAGATCGGCGAGGCCATAGGCCGATCAGCCGGACAGGTATGCCGCCTCCTCAACGAGGCCCTGACCGAGTATCGCCAGGAGACCGAGAAGGAAGTCGCCGAACTCCGCGCCTGGGAAAGCCAGCGTCTCGACACCGTACTCAGGGCCGCCATGCCCCAGGCCATCAACGGCCACCTGGGCGCGATAGACCGGGTGATCCGCATAACCCAGGAACGCGCCAAGCTCTACGGGCTCTATGCGCCGACCAAGATCGCCCCGACCGACCCCGACGGCCGAAAGCAGTTCGGCGGGTTGGCGGCGTTGCTCGCACAGCACCGGCAGGACGATGAAGGGGATGACTCTTAGCGCGGTGGACACCCGGCGCGACGAGGAACTCGAAGCCTACCTGGAGCTTCGACGCCTCTGGCGCCCGGACCCCGAACGCTACGCCTTCGAGCGCCTGGGCCTGCGCCCCACCCACCAGCAGCGCCGCATCCTACAGGCCATCGCCGACGACGGCGCCAAAGTCACGGTCCGCTCAGGCCACGGCACCGGCAAAAGCGGCAGTTGCGCCGGAGCGATCTGGTGGTTCCTCGAAACCCGCGACTTCGCCAAGGTGCCCTGCACCGCCCCGACCAGCGCCCAGCTGCGCGACGTGCTGTGGGCGGAACTCGGCAAGTGGATGCGGAACTCCGACGCCCGGGCCGCCCGGATGGGCATCACCCCGGAGTTTTGGCTGGGGCGGCTGTTCAGGCTCACCAGTGATCGCGTCTACGACCCGACCGCGAAGACCGAGTGGTTCGCCACCGCCCGGACCAGCAGCCGCGACAACCCGGACGCCCTACAGGGGTTCCACGCCAGCAACTTCGAGATCAGCGA